CAATCTCTTGAGTGTCTCTATCTTTCATTTCGCGCCAAGCTCGTACTTGGTACAGAGCGTCAAGATATTCCACGGCAGCTTTGAGTTCCCCGGTCAGCACATCGATCATGGTGGTGTTCTTGCTCATTTTCTGATTCTTCATTGTTCTTACTTCCTTTCTGTTTGGTGTGCTCATTGCTCACCAACAATTATATTATATCACTTTTCCCAGATTTTGGGAGCTGACGTTCCACACAGAGTTTTGGATGAATTTTTCGGTTGTTTTGTCGGCATGCCGGGATTAGCCGCCCGGCTCGGCGTGTCGGTTATTAGATTGCTGCTACCTTTTCTTCGATGATGTCCATGCACTGGTCAATGTAGTCTGCGACAATGCCCCGCTTGCGATAGTTTGACGTCAGCTTTTTTACGATATCGTAAATTTCTAAGCAGTCAGCATTTTTACATTCTTCCAGCTTCTTTTCGGTCAGTACCACATAAGCGCGGAAGCAGTTACCCTTAAGATCCTCTCTGACCCTCACCAAGGTTTGATCTGCGACCGCAACGCAGGTGATATTATCGTTACCGTCAAAATGCCCGATAGCTACATACTTCTTCATGTTTCTTACTTCCTTTCTGTCTAAGAGGCTCTTGTCCTCTTGACAATTATATTATATCACTTTTCCCAGATTTTGGGAGCTGACAAAATAACCAGAGTTTTGGAGAAGTTTTCTGTAAGTTTTTCCAGCTTATAACCTTTGGGAAAAGTGTTCAAAATGAGTATATAAAAAGCCCTCTCACTTTATGTGAGAGGGCTCTTGTTATGTATTTACTCGTCAGATTCTTCGGACTCGCTTTCAGTCGTTTCAACCTCGGGCTTCTTACGACGACCGCCCTTAGGGATAGTCAGAGCTTCCTCGACGGACCAGCCATGACGATTGATGCGATCATACAGGGCGGGACGAGCGAGGCCAACTTCATCAGCCCAAGCCGCGATACTCTGCGTCTTACCGTTGAAGGTCAGCTCGGTGATACCGAGGGAGGGGCAGCTGGTAGTCTTTTCGGGAGTTTCAGCTTCGATCTGCTCCAGCAGACCATTGACAACAGTAGTAACTTCCTCGTTATCCTCCATCGCCTCGCAAATAGCGTCAATCAGGTCATCCCTCTTCATGGTGGAGAAGCCCTTGAGCTTGAGCTCCCTGCCGATACGCTTAAGACCCTTCAGGTTAGCACTGGATACAGTCATCATAGTTCATTCTCCTTTTATTTTTATGGTAGTGACGTTAACCACCATATAAATTATATCGCGATAGTAACTGTTTGTATGCCGACAAAACCAACAGAAAATCGGGTAAAATTCCTGTTAGGTTTTACAGTATGCCCTCGTAACCTCCGGGGCAGGTGATTGTTACCATTTATCGTAATAAAGCGTCACAATACCATCCTTGTCACCAACAAGCGTGTACAGGTGATCGTCGTGCGAAAACTTGCAATTCGCCGTCCATTCGCCTTTGTCCTGGTCAAAGCAGATCGAGTCTTTATCTACTTCGGGCAACTCTCCCCAATCCTCGTCATTGACATGCTCTGCGCAAAAATTCCGGATCATGAGTTCAAAAGTATCGCGATCGTAAGTCATTGTTCTTACTTCCTTTCTGTCTAAGAGGCTCTTGTCCTCTTGACAATTATATTATATCGCTTATTTTGGAAAAAAGATGCTGACGTTCCACACAGAGTTTTGGATGAATTTTTCGGTTGTTTTGTCGGCATACAAATTCCAAAAAACGCGTTATTATATTATTGTTCCAAGGAACAAAACCACTTAAATGGAGGATGACACCATGAAGATGTCCGACACCACCAAGACCCTCGAGAACATGTTCGATGCCCTCAATGCCATCTACTTTAATAATACACTCCCCAAGCCCGTCATCACGGTTCAGTCCACTCCCAAGGCATATGGCCATTGCACCACCAAGAAGATTTGGACCTCTGATACCGAAGCTATGTATGAGATCAACATTGGTGCCGAATTCATCAACCGTCCGATCGAACAGACCGCGGCAACTCTGTGCCACGAGATGGTCCACCTCTACTGCCGCGAGAACGACATCACCGAAACCTGTCAGAATGGCCGCTACCACAATAAGACCTTTAAGGCTGAAGCCGAAGCTCGTGACCTCGAGATCGGTTATGATCGTGCCATTGGCTACTCAATCACCAAGCCTACTGAAGCATTTATCACTAAGCTCCATGAAAGCGGTTTTGATATGAGCATTAAGTTTGCTCGTACCATGATGGCTAAGAAGCCTTCTTCCAATCGTGTCAAGGCTCACAAATATGTCTGCCCTTGCTGCGGTCAGGAAGTTCGTACTACCTCTGAGCTGTTCCTGAAGTGTGGCCTGTGTGATGTGGATATGGCGCTGGAATGATCTAAAATGGGGTGTACTTAGATAACTCTGCCGACTGGCTGTGTGCTCTAAGTACACCCATAATTCCGCACGAATAACTCCACAAAACTCTGTCCGTTTCGTCAGCATACGAATTTCCAAGATTGCGATATAATATAATTGTTCAAGGGACAAGAGCCCATGAACAAGAAAGGAAGTAAGAACAATGAAGGTTATGCTGAACGGTTACGAGGTTTCCTTTGACGCTTGCGTTAACATGATGGATGATGAACTCCGCGAGGAAATCCACGAAGAAATGTCCCCTTGCACGGAGCAAGAGTTTCTTGACGAATATGTGAAGCGCTTTGCTGAGAAGTACAACGAAGAATTTGCAATCTAATGACCGCCTCGGCTCGGCGAGTCGGTCAGACCCCGCACTTGGCAACCCTCGCAAAATAAGCGAGTACATGTACAAAGATGGCGAACAAATCCATTACCTGATTTTCAGGGTGAAAATAGTATAAATCTCAACCCCACATTTTTCCCAAAATGTGGGGCTTTTTAGCTTACAATTTTTGGGAAACACGACATAATAAAAATAGAGGGAGTGATAAAAATGAAAGTTTACAACATTTATGACAGCAGTGACAATGAGTTCAAACGTGGATTCATTATCCAAGCCGAAAATCGTAAGGAAGCCAAGAAGAAAGCCATTGAAATGGGAGCTTGCAAGTTTTACCAAATTGAAAATCCCGTTGCTTATACTCCCGAAGAAGTCGACTATATCTTGAATGGAGGTCATTAAAATGTTGGAAGTATTCTATACTGGTGGAGGAATTTGGTTGGCCGAATATCATTTTGATGAGATAACATATGGGGTCGTCAGTTCTGAGGCCCCTGAGTATCTTACAATTTATGAATCAGCTGAGGACGAAGAGAAGTATTTACCGGAGGACATGATCGCAAGTAAACATAAAGACGAGCTAATTGGTTTCAGACTCGAGGTATATAACAAAATGTTGGATGAATTAAAAAAGGTGCTCTGAGTGAGCACCTTTTCTTTTTACAAAAAAGTGATTTCAAAAGTTTCTCGGTTAACCACCACATGATCGATGATCGATAACCAGAGTCGACGACGTTCGGCTTTTGTCAAGTCCTTATAGATCAACTCAATATCCATACTCAAAAACTGCTGAATGCTTTTTTCATCAATTATCCTTGGTTTTTCGACTTTCTCTTTTTCTTGGAGCAGCTTGGTTAAGCGCTCGTATTCAGTTTTATAATGATCCTTATCAATTAGATCATCCATATATAAATCACGCAACTTTTCAAGTTTCTTGTTGATTTTTCCAATATCAATGCTTGCTGTGGATTTATATTCTTTTGTCTTAATGTCAATGGTTAAAAGATATTTTTCCAATTCCGGTTTAATTTGTTCGAGCAATCTTCTTTCAATCATCTTTTCCGTAATGTTATAATTATTTGGACAAGTTTTATCTCGGTAATGCCAGTTACACCTATACGTATTCTTCATTTGCGACGGGTACTTATATGTCTTTCTGCCGGCATTACCGCCTAATTTTCTACCGCAATCAGCGCATCTAAGCACGCCTTTGAAAATGTACTCATTTTTGGATTTAGCTTTTTTATAATGTTTAGCATTCATTGCTAAAAGGCGTTGGACTCGTTCAAATTGTTCTGGTTCTATGATCTTTGTGCAAAAATCTCTATAAATTCCATAATCAGATACATGCATACCGATATAAAGATAATTTTCAAGCATCCGCTTTAATCTCCAATATGTTAAACCTTGGTGTTTATCCTTATAATAATCTACCAATTTGGATAAACTCATCAATCGCTCGTAATTATTAAAAATATCTCGAACGAGTGGACGAAGTTCCTCAACCACTTCCAAATGTTTGTCTTTAATTCTATAACCAAGCGGAACACTTCCAGAAATAACTTCACCACGTTCCAGCTTGTTTTTGAACACAACCTTGATACGGTCAGAAGTTACATTAGATTCATTTTCAGCGATCGCCAACATGATATTGATTTGAAGACGACCGGCTGCGGTTGTAGTGTCATATTCTTCCCAAATTGTTTTCCAGTCAACATTATGCTCGTCTAAAATATCTTGGAGCTTATAATAGTTCCTGACTCCGCGACTCCAACGGTCAATCTTGGTAAAAAGGATCATATCAATCTTTCCATCTTGAATATCTTGTAAAAGTCGCTGTAAGCCTGGGCGATTGAGCTGCGTTGCAGTATAACCATCATCTATATACTCGTCAACAATGATATAATTTTTCTCCTTGGCATATTTGCGCAGCGCTTCTATTTGTGTTCGTAAGGAATCCCCATATAATGCTTGCTCGTCATGACTAACTCGGTCGTATAAGCCAACTTTTATCATTTCCATACTGTTCACCTCAATTTAATTCAATAACGCCATAATTTGTTTGAACATATCCAGAATAGCTTAGATCACGGGCTAAACTTTCATAATCAATATAAGATATAATCGATTCTGGGATTTCTCCAAATAATCCTTCATCTACCAAATATTCAGCCACTTCAATCATATTCATATCTGGATAAAACTGATAATTTTTTTCATCCAGTGTTATTAAAGCGTCATCCAGATCATTATAAGCTGCTTCCAAAATGGCTTTGAGCTCATTTTGTTCATAGTCCGAAAGATCAAGAATTGATTTAACTAACTCGTTTAGATAATCCAAATCAATATATTTTGGTAGTAATATGTGACCTAATTCACAAGATTGGACATCAACAATATAATCTCCAAACTCCTCCATGATTTGATATAGCATTTCTTCTTCTGCCGGCAATGTTATTATTTTTTCTTTGTTGCGGATTGGATTGATAATTTTTATAGTTAACATTTTTTCCCACCTCCTATTTTAATATAACGCGATGTGGGAAAAAATTACATTTTGGAGGTTCAAGGTCCAGGTTCAAGATACTATTTTATTTATATATTTTTTATATCAAACTATGTAAAAATCGAGTTTGTACTTTATGATTTATATAAAATAGCAAAAACATCTTGAACCATCTTGAACCAGAGCTCGAAAGCCTTGATTTATAAGCATTAGATGAGGTTCAAGATGCATTATAACATCTTGAACCTCATCTTGAACCTTGAACCTTTATTTGCGGTATTTCCGTATTTCATATAAATCTGACCCATAATCGATCAATTTACGGTATGCTGCCGAATTTAATTTGGTCAATAGTTTCATCAATTCTTCATATGCTGAATTTTGGATGAAAACTTCCGGTTTATTATCTGTAACAAAACCATCAAAAATGAAATCAAACGGTTGAGCATTAAACAGCTCGCATAACTTTTTTATAGTAGATGATTTCAAGTTTTGTACTTGCCCACTTTCATATTTTTGGATTGCAGCTTTACCGACGCCTAAATGCTTTCCCAATTCTTCTTGTGTCCATCCTTTTTCCAATCGATAGTTTTTTATACGCTCTCCTACTGTCATTCTTCTGTCACCTCCTTTTTAATAATGTATTGGAATTTTATCATATCATTTGAGTATCCCAAAAGTAAACTAACAATAAAAAAGTATCGAGAAAGTATTGCTTTTTTCCGAATCTTATTTTAATATAGCATTGTGGTCAACGCAAAAGATACTTTTTGCGCTATAAGTATCGTGGAATTCTACTTATAGTAAAAGCGTACAAGTTATTTTGCAAACATTTGTTCGTTTTGTCAGTTTACGAATTGATATTATCTCGATATAATACATAATGTAAGTTTGAGACGAACAAATGATCGTCCTGAACTTACACTTTAGAAGCCCAGGACGAACAAATATAAAAAGAGGTGATGACTGTATGAATGTTAACCTGTTGCGGGCAAAGATGGCATTAAAGGGCGATTTCACATGGACTGCGCTTGCCGACTTTTTGGGGTTGTCTCGCGCGTCGCTTACCGGCCGACTCGCCGATGAAATTGATTGGACTGTTCCCGAAATCCGGAAGATCGTCATTAAATACGATCTTTCTGCAGAAGAAACCTGTAAGATTTTCGGGTTTAAGATCGACGATGAAAATTGAAAAGCTGTTTGAGACGCTTGGAAAGATTGTTGGCGATCGGGAAAATGCGGAAGTAAAAATTACGGTAACAAAGCGAGGTGATAAACGTGGATCATCAACGCGAAGTATCTCGTGACATTTCCGGTTATGAAGGACTTTATACAATTGATTGCCGCGGCAATATTTATTCCATGAAAAAGAAGATTAAACTTGCACCCGGCAATAATGGAATTGGATATTTGCAAATCGGATTATATAAAGATGGAAAACATAAAAATCATTATGTTCATCGACTGGTTGCAGAAGCGTTCATTCCAAATCCAGAAAATTGTCCTGTGGTCAATCATAAAGATGGAAATAAACAAAATAATTGCGTCGAAAATCTTGAATGGTGTACTCAAAAAGAAAATATTGAAGAATCCATTCGTCTTAATCTACAGCGCAACATTAACGTATATATTGATAACATTTTCTTTTCATCATTAAGGCGCGGAAGTAAATTTTTAGGTAAATATCCTAATTATTTATCCTTAATGATTAAGAAAAACGGTACTGAATTCAATATAGGCGGTAAGCACATAAAGGTGGTGATGGATATATGATAGAATTTTACAGCCATCAAATTGACGCATTAGAAGCAACAAAAAATTTGAATAGGGTTGCATTCTATCATGATTAGTCATGGGATTGGGGAAAACATTCACCGGCGCTGAGAAGTTGATTCAGCTCGGCGGTCGAATCAATTTGGTTGTATGTCAGAAGTCAAAAATCGCTGATTGGGTAAACCACTTTAGAAAGTATTATCCGCTTGCAGTTTTTGATTTATCCATCAAAGGTCAAATTGATTTTTTCATAAGCGCTGGAAATGAGAGAATCGGCGTCATCAATTACGATCTAATTTTCCGTAGGCCTGAGCTTAAGAAAATTAAGATTGACACGTTGATGCTTGATGAGTCCTCGCTGATTCAGAATGAAATGGCAAAGCGTTCCAAGTTCATTTTGCAGTTGAAACCATCTAACGTAATTCTCTTGTCGGGTACTCCAACAAGCGGCAAATACGAGAATCTATGGTCGCAACTTCACCTGCTTGGCTGGAATATCAGTAAAGAGCTGTATTGGCAACAATACATAGATTACGAGTGGCAAGATAAAGACGGCTTTCCGCTTCGAGTTGTTCACGGCTACAAGAATGTGGAGCGGTTAAAGAAGAAACTCCGAGAGCATGGAGCATTCTTCCTGAAGACTGAAGAGGTTTTCGATTTACCGTCTCAGACTGATAACTTCATCTATATCCCCATAACTCCGGAATATAAGAAGTTTAAGAAGTCGAAAATCATTTTGATCGATGACCATGAGCTTGTCGGCGATACTACGTTGACTCAAATTCTCTATGAGCGCCAATTGTGCGGCCAATATAATAAAGCCAAACTTGTAGCTTTTAAGGATTTGGTTGAGTCAACAAATGATCGGCTAATCGTATTCTATAATTTTACTGCTGAATTGGAGCTGATGCGTAAGATTGCAGCGGAGTATTGTAGACCGATATCAGTTGTGAACGGTCATGAAAAGGACTTGTTAGCCTATGAGGAATCTGATAATTCAGTTACTTTCATTCAGTATCAAGCTGGCGCAATGGGATTGAATCTTCAGAAGGCCAATAAGATCATTTACTTTACTCTTCCATTAGGTAAAGGCTCTTGTGGATTGTGGGAACAGTCGAAGAAACGTATTCATCGTATCGGTCAAAATAGACCATGTTTCTACTATTATATGATTTGTCCTAATTCGATCGAAGAGAAGAATTTGGCAAGTCTGAAGCTTGGTAGAGACCTGACCAATGATTTGTTTGAGGAGGGATGATTTGGCTGAGGAAAAACGGTTTGAAGAAAAAATCAAGAAGTATCTGAAAGAGGAAGGCTGCTGGTATGTTAAGTTCTTTGCTAATTCTTTTACAAAGCAGGGAATACCAGATTTACTCTGTTGCATCAATGGCCACTTTGTGGCGATTGAAGTAAAAGCTACCCATGGCCGGCCATCCGAGTTGCAAGAGTGGAATATCAGAAAAATCGGTGAAGCTAAAGGCATTGGAATTATTCTTTATCCAAAAGACTTTGAGCGGTTTAAGAAACTGGTTCAAGTTCTCAAGAGATCGGATAAAGATTATTCAAAACTCTGGGAGCTAAACGCTATCTTGGAAAGGGGTGATTAAATGTATATCAATCCTGTTCTTGTTGGTATTATCGGTACGCTTTTTGTCGAAGTAGTGCTGATATTTGGATATGCCATCTATAAAAATACCAGAGGTGATTAAAATTGCAAGTTTCATATTCACGTGTAGGAACATTTTTATCATGTCCATATAAATGGAAGCTCATGTATAAAGATGGCCTGACTACCCTGCCGACGGATGATCCTCAAAGCCCTCTGGTACTTGGTCATGCACTTCATACCGGTATCGAAAAAGATGTCCGAACTGCCATTCAGGAATACTTTTTCGCATACCCGATCATTGATGACCGGCATATCAATGAATCGATCAAGCTTGAAAATCTCATTCCAAAAGTCAAAGCTATTATACCAGAAGGCTTCCATGAAGTCAAGCTGGAATGCGATGACTTTATTGGGTTCATTGACTTGTTAGCACCGGTCGACGACGATACTTTCGACATCTATGATTTCAAGTATTCCAATAATGTTGCACATTATATGGAATCTGGACAGTTGCATGTCTACAAGTATTTCTTTGAGTTGCTAAATCCAGGTAAATGTATCCGAAATCTTTACTTTCTTTTCATTCCGAAAACCATGATTCGGCAGAAGAAGACCGAAGACTTGTATCAATTCCGGCAACGTCTGCTTGAAACATTAGATAGTATGTATCCGGAAATTAAGCAAGTAAAATATCAGTCCGCTAAGGTCATGGAGTTTTTGCTTGATACCAAGCACATGGTGGAATGTGAAGATTTTCACAAAAATCCCACCCGTCTTTGTGATTTCTGCGAATTCAAGCAATATTGCGAGTCGAATGGTGAAATTGATTGGATGCTTGAACCGAAAGGAGGCAGGAGATGAATAATGCCGGCCGTTCGGAATGTAATTGGCCAAAGATTTGATCGGTTGGTTCTGGTTGAATATCTTGGCAAATCTAAATGGCTATGCCGATGTGATTGCGGTAATACAAGAATTGTTGATACCAGAGTATTGAATAATCGCCATGTTAGATCGTGCGGTTGTTTACGCCGAGAAAGTGCTCGCCAGTTATTTTCAGCACATAATTTGAGGAAACATCCATTGTATAGCGTGTGGGCAAACATGAAAACCAGATGCTATAACCAAAGCGATGCTCATTACGAACGATGGGGTGCACGCGGAATAACAATCTGTGATGAGTGGCGAGATAATTTCCAAGCATTTTATGATTGGGCGATGAGTAATGGCTATCGAGATGGTTTGAGTATAGACCGAATCGATAACGATGGTAATTATGAACCGTCCAATTGTAGATGGGCTACTCCAAAGGAGCAAGCCAATAATAGACGAAAAGGAGCGAATTGTAATGGCACTTCCCAAGAATGAACGAGTTTCTATCAGCAACGCGATCTATATGAAAGGCTGGATTTATGGTCCGCCCTTTAGTGGTAAAACCACTTTTATGGACAAAGCGCCTGATCCGCTAAACCTGAACACTGATGGCAATATCAAATATGTAAGTATGCAGCGCGTACGAATCCGCGATGAGGTTACGACCGAAGGCAGAATCACCAAGCGTAAGTTTGCTTGGGTTGTCTTTAAGGAAATGATTGACGATCTTGAAAAGGGTTCCGATTTCAAGACGATCATCGTTGACCTGGTAGAAGATACCCGTGAGATGTGCCGTCTTTACATGTACGACAAGCTCGGTATCACTCACGAATCTGATGGCGGTTACGGCAAGGGTTGGGACATGATTAAGACCGAATATCTGTCCACAATGCGCCGACTGCTCCAGCTGGACTATAACATCTTCCTGCTGTCTCACGAAGATGTGTCCAAGGACCTGACCACTAAGAGTGGTGCTAAGGTTTCTCGTATTGCTCCTAACATTCAGGAAGCGCTTGCTAATAAGCTGGCCGGTATGGTCGACTTTGTGGCTCGCGTTGTGGTCGAAGATGATGATTCTCGCTGGCTGTCGTTCAAGTCTACCGAGGTTGTCTTTGGCGGCGGTCGTCTGAAGATCGATGTTGACCGAATCCCGCTTAATTGGGATGAACTTATGAAGGTATACGACGCTGCTAATGCTAATGCTGACGCTCAGCCTACACCGGAAAAGGTTGAACAGGTAATTAGTGAAGGCCATAGTGAGAGCAAGGCCCTGGAAGATACTGCGCCCAAGACTCGTCGTCGAGTTTAAGGATAAATAATATTTTTTAGGAGGATTTAAGCAATGAGCGGTTACGATTTTTCTAAGTGGGATAGCCAGGTTGACATGGACGGTCTGAAGCGTGACATCCAGGAAGCTGGTAGCAACAGCGGCGGCGATTTCAAGGAGGTTCCCCTGGGCATCTATGAAATTAAGATCAAGAAGTTGGAGCTGAAGGCTAGCAAGAAGGGTGACCCCATGGTCTCTTGCTGGATGCAGATTCTGGCCGGGGATTTCAAGGGTTCCATGCTGTTCATGAACCAGGTCATTACTCGTGGCTTCCAGATTCACATTGTTAACGAGTTCCTGCGTTCGCTGCAGTCTGGTATCAGCATTGACTTCCTGTCTTATTCCCAGTACGCGCAGTTGCTGATGGATGTGGCCGAGGCAATCGACAACAAGAAAGAGTATGCTGTTGACTACGGCGAGAAGAACGGCTTCAACACGTTCCGGATTACAGATGTATTTGAGCTGACTGAAGCATAATTCAGTAGGGTGGTTGGGTGGGAAACTTGTACTTTAGGAGGTAGGTTTGGATGCTTTCATTCGTTGACTTTGAAGTATTTCGACACAATTGGCTCTGCGTGATTATAAATCCGATTGAAAAAACAGAGACAGTTATTGTAGATGATAAAGATAAGCTCCAAGCTTATTATGATGCTCATAAAAATGAGATTTTTGTCGGGTACAATATTCGTCATTATGACCAATGGATTTTCAAGGCAATTCTTTGCGGGTTCGATCCGAAGGTTGTGAATGATTATATCATTGTAGACGGTAAAGACGGCTGGCGATATAGTAGCCTGTTTAATAAAATTCCTCTCATTACATATGATGTTATGGCTAGAGTTGATGGCGGTCTAAAATCTCTCGAAGGCTTTATGGGAAATAACATTAAAGAGACTTCTGTGCCATTTAATCTCAATCGGTCGCTTACTGCCGAAGAAATTGAAGAAACAATACAATATTGCCGGCATGATGTGCAACAGACTATTGAGGTATTTTTACGCCGAAAAGATACGTTTGATGCTCGGCTTGGTTTAATTAAGGCGTTCAAATTGCCGCTTAAGTATATTTCAAAAACGGAAGCTCAGCTTGCTGCAATTACCTTGGACGCGTGGAAAAAAGATCGAACTGATGAGTTTGAAATCTCATTTCCGCCGACTCTGATACTCAATAAATATCGATGTGTATTAGATTGGTATAAGGACCTTAATAATAGAGATTATTCTAAGTCATTGGAAATTGATGTTGCCGGAGTGCCTCATATTTTTGCTTGGGGTGGTCTGCATGGTGCTATCAATCAATATGTCGGTGAGGGTATTTTTATCAATGTGGACGTCGCGTCTTATTATCCTTCACTGATGATTAAATACGGCTATATCAGTCGAAACATTTCCGATCCGAAAAAATTCGAGGAAATTTATAATACCCGACTTAAATATAAAGCGGAGAAGAATCCTCTTCAAGCCCCGTTAAAGCTGGTCCTGAATAGTACCTATGGCGCTATGAAGGATAAGTACAACAATCTATATGACCCGCTTCAGGCAAATAATGTCTGTGTTGGTGGTCAGCTGCTGCTTCTCGATCTGATCGAGAAGTTGGAAGGTCATTGTCAGATTATCCAATCTAACACCGACGGCATTTTGATTAAGCTACTGGCCGCTTCCGACTTTAAGAAAGTTGAGAGTATCTGTCATGAGTGGGAAAATCGCACGGGCATGATCCTTGAATTTTCTGAATTCCGCAAGGTTTTTCAAGGGGACGTGAACAATTATGTGATCGTACCTGAAGGCGACCTTGTCGACAAGAAGGGTAAGCCTCGCTGGAAATCAAAAGGCGGTTATGTGAAGAAGCTCACAGACTTAGATTATGATTTACCAATCGTAAATAAGGCTATTACCGACTTCATGTTGCGCGGTATTCCTGTTGAAACGACCATCAATACGTGTATCGAGTTGAAAATGTATCAAAAAATCGTCAAGGTATCGGGTAAATATGAGTGCGGTCTATGGGGCGATCAGATTATGGCGGATAAATGTTTCCGAGTGTTTGCTAGCCGCCGAATTACTGATCCAGGTATTTTCAAACGGAAGAAAGCCGGTAAACCGGAAAAGTTTGCTAACACTCCGGAACATTGTTTCCTCGTTAATGACAATGTAAACGATATGACTATTCCAAGGCAGCTTGATCGGCAATGGTATATTAACATGGCTAAAACTAGACTTGCTGAAAAGTTTGGAGTGATATGATGTGGCCAAAGACGAAACTGGTCGTAAATATGGACGGTTATTAGTATTGTATGCTGTTAATACCCGCGAGCCGTCAAATGGTTGTATTAGATATATGTGCAAATGTGATTGCAGCAAGGATATCATTGTGGCCGGGCATCATTTACGGTCCGGACATACTCAATCTTGCGGTTGTTTGAGGGGAAGAAAAGTATGACGCTTTTTAGGGGATATGTTCCAACAAAAGAAAAACGTTGTTTAATGCCGTTCAAAAATAAGCCGGCATCTGAGCTCAGGACCTTCGAGGAGGTTCGAGCGCTTCCTGAATATGCGGGCATTTTAGCTGAAGAAACGGTATTGATTGATATTGACAATTTCGATCAATCCGAAATTATTATGAAATTGGTGGAAGAATATCAGCTTGCTTGCAGAGTATACCAAACGACCAGAGGAAAACATTTCTTATTTAGGAATAATGGTATTCCAACAAATAAGACTAAGACAAAAATTGCTTGCGGACTTGACGCCGATATTAAACTTGGAACAAGAAACTCCTACTCGATTTTGAAATATAACGGAGTCGAGCGGAAGATTCTATATGATAAATTTCCGGAAGAAGAATATGCGTTAGTTCCGCGATGGTTATTTCCGATCAAGACAAATATGTCTTTTTTGACAATGGAAGCGGGAGACGGAAGAAATCAAGCGCTATTTAACTATATTCTAACTCTCCAAAGCAATGATTTTTCAGTCGATGAAACTCGGGAAACAATCAGAATCATAAACAAGTATATTCTTAAAGACCCGCTTTCAGAGTCTGAGTTGGAAACTATTTTACGCGATGATGCGTTCAAAAAACCAATCTTCTACGATGGTAATACGTTTTTATTTGATAAGTTTGCCACGTATATGAAGAATAACAACCATATGGTGAGAATCAATGGTCAGCTTCATACTTACATTGATGGCGTATATGTATCTCGGCCAAGACAAATTGAGGCGATGATGATTCAACATATTCCGCATCTAAATGCAGCTAAGCGCATGGAGGTCATGAGATATTTGGATTTGCTGATCGGTGAGAATGTCGAAATGGCCTCCGCCAACTATATCGCATTTAAGAATTGTATCTACGATATTACTACGGATGAATGCATTGACTTCTCACCAAGTATCTATATTACCAACCAAATTGAACATGAATATAATCCAAATGCTTATTCTGAAATTGTTGACCACACGCTGAATAAGTTAGCTTGTGGCGATCCTCAAATTAGATTGTTACTGGAGGAAGTCATTGGCTACACGTTTTATAGACGAAATGAGCTCCGTAAAGCCTTTATTTTGACTGGCGATAAGGCTAATGGTAAATCTACATACCTTGATATGATTAAAACCTTGTTGGGCGATAAGAATACTAAGGCTTTGGATTTAAGAGAATTATCTGAACGATTTAAGACGGCAGAGCTATTTGGAGTTCTTGCCAATATCGGCGACGACATTGACGATGAGTTTATTTCAAACTCGGCTATGTTTAGGCGTCTGGTTTCTGGTGAATGGGTAAACGCTGAGCGTAAAGGTATGGACCCGTTTGATTTCAAAAATTATTCTAAGTTTTTGTTTTCAGCAAATACCATTCCGAGAATGAAAGATAAAACTGGAGCGGTCCTTGATCGTCTGATTATCGTTCCATTCAATGCAAAATTTTCCAAAGCTGATCCTGATTTTGATCCCTATATCAAATATAAGCTGCGATCAGAAGAAAGCATGGAATATCTAATTTTACTTGGGATTCAAGGGTTGAAACGCGTTTTGACGAATCTATCATTTACAACTACCACAAAGATTCAAAAAGAATTGGAGGAATATAACGAACTCAATAACCCGATATTGCTATTTTTTAAGGAGCGCTCGCCCGAAGAAATCGAAAATCAACCAACTAATGAAGTCTATCTATGGTATCAAGAGTTTTGTTTGTCTAATAGTTTCCAACCTATGTCACGAATCGAATTTTCGAGACAAGTGACCAAGCGCCTTGAATTTTCGATTGTGGATAAAAAAATCTCTGGTAAGAAATACCGCATTTTCGTTCGAAAGGAAGATGGCCAATGACACTGGAAAAGTTCAATGAAAGTGTATCCAAGCAGCTGGAATTCTGCAAGTCGCTTCTTGTTACCAAGGGTGTGGAGTATGCTCCAAATGCCGAGTTTGATCGACTGGCAAGTTTCAAGGTTGCCGCAGCACTTCAGGGCGTGTCCGAAAAAGAAGCCCTTTGTGGCATGTTGGCAAAGCACATTGTTTCCGTATACGAGATGTGTCGGACCGGTGGACCGTATACGGCTGAGAAGTGGGCTGAAAAGATTACTGACAGTATCAACTACCTGTTGATTTTGAAGGCGATGGTCGATAATGAGACCGAGTAAAGATGCTTACTATCTGGGAATTGCCGAGGCAGTTGCTCAGCGGTCAACTTGTCTGCGAAAGCGATACGGCTCGGTTATCGTCAAGGATGATGAAATCATTGCGACTGGATACAATGGCGCCCCTCGCGGTGAACAGAATTGCTGCGATATTGGAGAATGCGCCAGAAAGAACTATGCTCACGGTGAAGGGTATTCGGTTTGTCCAGCCGTACATGCCGAGCAGAATGCCATCATTAGCGCAAGCCGGCGTGAAATGATTGGGGCAACTTTGTATCTGGCTTGTCTTGATACGTTAAGCCCTAAGCCGTGCGAGATTTGTCGTCGGATGATAAAAAATAGCGGTATTAGTAAAGTAGTAACATTGGAGGGGGAAATGCAACTATGAAATCCATCGAAGTCAAGATTCTCAATCCCGAGGTTGTTGCCGAAGCTGAAAAAATGATGATTTTCGGCGCTCGTTTGACGCAACGAGGTCATAACATTCACAATATGGATGATCTGGTCGAACTTTATAACAAGGACTACAAAAAATCCACCGCCAGAGCGATGGCGTCTCTTCCGCATCCTACAATCCAAAAGCTCGGAGTCATCAATATTGCGGTAGTTGGTGCATCTCGGCGTTTCCTGGCACAGATTACCCGTCATCAAAACGAGATCAAGTTCGTGTCGGCCTCTCTTCAATATTCTGATTATTCCGGTCAGGCTGAATTTGTCGTGCCTTATGAGATCATGCAGAAGGGTGATTTTGAGGTCAACCGTTATCTCGATACATGCCGGGAACAGATGAGCGAATACGAGCACGCTATTCAGATGGGTATTCCTCATGATGCTGCTGGCTACATGGCGCCACAGGGTTTGCGTAATATCCTCATCATGAGCGCTACGCCGTATCAGTTTAAGCATATTTATTCCCAGCGTGGCTGTAATAGAAACACATTGGAAACTCAATATGTCGTCTTGCGAATTTGGGAAGAACTTTATAAGTTGTCGCCTGAACTATTCGGAGGTGGTCCGTTTTGTATGACTGGAGGATGTAAAGAAGGAAAATTTTGCTGTGGCGAACCATTCAAGAAAACATGGACACCATCTGATATTTTAGATCATAAATTCCCGTTGCTGCGAGGTAAATGATGAAACTTCAAGATTTAACCAATCGTCGTTTTGGTCATTTAACCGCCATAAAATATTTAGGTCGGTCATCTTGGGAATGCAAATGTGATTGCGGAAAAATAATTTCTATTTATGGTGGAAATTTGAAATCCGGACAATCAACCTCATGCGGCTGCCGACGAATCAATCATGTAATACACAATAAGTGTCATACCAGGATGTATTCTATTTGCCAAGGTATGAAGCGACGATGCACAAATCCTAATTGTAAAGACTATCAATATTATGGCGGTCGAGGTATAACCATTTGTAATGAGTGGCGAAATAATTTCCAAGCATTTTACGATTGGGCAATGAGCCATGGATATTCCGAAGAATTATCTATTGATCGAATCAATCATAATGGAAATTATTGCCCTGAAAATTGTCAATGGATAACTGTAAGTGAAAATTCAAAGAAATCAAATATAGAAAGGAAGTCTTCGTGGTGAAGATTAAGCTCATTGACTTCGGATATATGGACATGCCCAAGCGCCAGCACGAAAATGATGCTGGAGCGGATTGTTTTGCTCAGGTTGGTTGCGTCATTCCCCCGCATACGACAGTTAAGATTCCGCTTGGTTTTGGTCTTGTTTTGCCTGATGGCTATGCTGCCTATGTCTTTCCGAGGAGCGGGATGGCTGCCAAGGGTATCGTTGCGGAGCTTCCCCCGATCGACTCTGGCTATCGGGGCCAAATCCATGCGATTGTAAGTAACTTGACTGATAAGGAGTACATTGTCGAGGCCGGTGACCGTGTTGGGCAGTTGGTAATTACCCCGATTGCCATTGCGGATTTCATCACTGAGGACATCTCACAGCGAGGCGATGGCGCGTTCGGTTCTACTGGAAAGTAACATAAAACTTCGTCTATTCCGTCAGCATACAAATTCAGAAAATTGCGATAATATATAATTGTCAAGAGGACAAGAGCCCGCTGACGGAAAGGATGAAGGATATGACAAGATTGACCGATGGCACACGGACCGTAGAAATCACGATGCAGGTTTGGAATGGTACTCAGTATAGCCCCGATTGGTCCAATGATTTCTTTGAAATCGGCTCCTTGCCCTACGATTCGGACAAGAATGCGTATGTTGTGGATGATGTGGATTACTGCATTGATGAGGCCAGTGATTGGGAGCATGAAAACAAATATAATGCGGTTTTTGTCGAAGAGGAGGTATTATAATGTACCGCTCGATTATCAAGGATGTTAGTATCTCTGAAATGTTGGAACTCCGTGAGCAAGGGCTAACAAATCGCGAGATTGCAATAAAGCTCGATATCACTTCTCAGACCGTCAGAAAGTATATTGGCGCGATGCCGTCAGAACTTCGCTCTAAAGCTATTCGAGAACAGAAAATACCTCAGCCAACTACTCCCGTTGAGCAACTACCTATTTGCAATTTGAGATTCACCATTCAAGGAAAATTTGCAAACTACGAGATTGATCCAGTTGATGGAACAATCAACATTATGGGCAATTATATTTGCGGCAAACTTAAATCCGCTCAGATTAAGGGCCTTTGTGAAGAATTCTTGCAGATGAATGCTCAGTACGCCTCACTTGCTTTGCGTATATTCGCAACTGGAATAGTACCTCACCCGACTAATAAGACTGAGGAGAAATAAAATGATGCAGGTTATCTTTTCTCTTGTTCTGATCGCTTTAGGCATTGGCGTTGATGCAGTTTATCAGCGGATCATCCGCATTGCGGAATGTAATGCATACGAAACCGGATACCAGCAGGGGAAGAAAGAAGAGCAGATTTGGCAAGCTGCTGCCAGCAAGGAACAGCATTTTGATGTTGTCGAACAAGTTCCCTCGATGGCTGCTCCGATCAGCATGCCCCCCACCTTCGAGGAGCGAATGAAAAAGCACGGACAAGCCACGATATGGATCAATAAGTGAGAGGAGAAACCAGAATGAATCGTTTGTTCCTTAATGGCGTTTTGATTGAGACGCCGACATTTAGTCACGAGGTCTTCGGGAAAAAGTATTACGTCTCGGTTATTGAAGTGAAGCGTTTGTCCGGTGCAACTGATGCCTTGCCAATCACGCTCCCCGAACAGTTGATGGAAGGCGTCAAGCTGGATGTCGGTTCTCCACTGTGTCTGGAAGGACAGCTCCACAGCTACAACAAGGTGATTGAAGGCGCAGGACGGCTGATGATTACCGGCTTTGCCCAGCGGCTGCTCGATCCGGACACGGAGGAGAACCCCAATCAGGTGCAGCTGACCGGCGCGCTGTGCAAGCTGCCCTCCTACCGCACCACCCCCTTCGGGCGAGAGATCGCCGACCTGATGCTGGCGGTCAACCGCGCCTATGGCAAGAGCGATTACATCCCCTGCATCACCTGGGGGCGCACGGCCCGCTTTGCCAGCCACCTGAAGGTGGGCGACAAGGTGACGCTGCTGGGACGCTTCCAGAGCCGCGCCTATCAGAAGCAGCTGGCGGATGGCACCGTTGTGAGCAGAACTGCCTACGAAGTTTCAGTTAATAGTGTGAAAAGAGAGGTGTGATAGGTATGTCAATGACGCGTCAGCAACGCCGCGCGCAAGAGCGAGTAGAACAAGTTCTTGCTCGAAAGATTGAAAACTTCCGTCGGACAAATCCAATGGCGGAAGAAACCTACAAGGCCGGGTATACAGAGGGTTGGAGTGCTGCCTGTAATTTTGCGATGAAATCGTGTTACGCTGCAGCGACGTTGGCCTTGCATGATCTGGAGGGTTACAGCACCGTTCGTAACGCACGCTTCCTCAGGGCGATGGATAACTATATCGTCAACTCGCTATCAAGTGAGGAAATTATCGACGATGCGCTCTCAAAGGCTGGCGTAGCGATCGATTTTAGGGAGCCATTTCCCGAAGATAGGATTCAGGAAGCAGAAACATAACTTGCAAATACATACCGCGAAAGGAGTAAAGGAAATGAAGGTTTTTAGCAAGGACATGTTTATCGGGCGTGAAGGTCACGACATTTACAAATTTTCCAAAGATTGGGTTGATAAATGCGACAGGAAGCCAGTCATCAACAGTCACTGTGGCGATTATGTCATTTCGGACAGTTGGTGCATCGACGTGCCGGACGCTGTGAACTGCAAGTGTGTTGTTAAGACCCGTGAATGGCAGAAGGGAGAAAAGAAAATGTACACCATGAAGGACTTTAAGGAAAAGCGTATTGCTGTTCGTGTCGGCAAGGAACACATGACGGAATTTCTGCGGATGTGCGAAGCGGAGGGGATGCGCTGGGGGGATAATGACAATCCTACGGCATTCAACCCGATTGCTGCATTCCCCGGACGCGTCAATGATGATACTTGTGTGACTGTGCATTGTAAGTATGGCAATGGCTATATGACGTGGGGCAGTAAGCAGGAGTATGAAAAACAGGGCTTGACCATTGTTGACTTTAAGGAATTTGCAACGCAGACTACGAAGCCCCGATATAAGATTACCATTGAATGCGACGGAACGACCACAACCGCCCGCATGGAGATCAACGGCAAGGAAGTCAAGATCGCGCAGGCGAAGCGTAACCCGGCAGACAAGTTTAGCTGGCGCGTTGGTGCAGAAACGGCGTTCGGTAGGTTGTTCTTCAAGAAGCAGGGCGAGAAGAAGGAACGGCCTTTCAAGGTTGGGGATAGGGTTGTGTGCGTGAAAGACACGGAATGCCACAAGGAAAGCGTTCGCGGCAAGCATGGCATTATCCGTGTGATTGGCGACTACGTTAAATGTGTCGGCGTTGAGTTTGACGAAGATGTGTGCGGGCACAGACTTGACGCGGATGGCGTGCTTTGCGAATACGGACACGGTTGGTATCTGAAAGCGTCCGACCTGCGGCACGAATAAAGCGAAAGCGGGGCGGCGGATATCAGAACGCCGCCCCGCGTGGAGGGATGAACGTGAATACTCAGGAAGCAGCGAGGTCTTTGAGGGCGTACGCTGAAGGCTATGCTGGAAATATTCGTGGAATGTGTGCACTCGCGGCAGATTTGCTTGAATCCTGCGTTCCCCGCTGGATCAGCGTTGAGGAGAGGCTGCCGGAAAACATAGCTCCTGGATATGAACACGATATGAGTAACGCTGTGCTGCTCTACACACCAGTTGATGGATACGTCCACATTGGGTGGTATGTACGGAAGAAATATAACGGTCGTGTGGTGTGGCATACGCTGTCTGCGATGCGGTCGTACCAAACGTTGACAAAGAAAGTCACCCACTGGATGCCCCTGCCCGAACCGCCGAAGGAGGATGTCAAAAAATGAGCGATTTGATTAGCCGAAATGCATTGCTGGACGCAATGCCAAAGAACGACGAGCTGTTATCAGTGGATGTGAGACGGATTATCTGTGAAGCGCCTAAGTTTGACGCTGTGCCATTCAAAGTGATCGCCGGAGTGTGCAAACATAGACATGTTGCCTGTGTGGATAGTGACAACCGGGTGTATGACCACGTTTGCCGAAAAACCAATCCTAACAGCTTTGAGACATGCAGCCCGGAAACGTGCCCGCTTATTGAAGCGAAGGAGGATGCACCGTGCGAGTGATCATCCAAGCAGAGGTCCTGCGAAGGAGCGAAGGCCACTATTATCATCACTTCATCCACGAGCTCCCCACGATTAACGCTGTTGAGGTCGTTCGTGGGAAATGACTTCCAGTAAGCGTTGATTCGGCAGACCCATATTTCAGATGTTCGGCGTTCCACTATGGCACGGACACAATTTTCAACGGCGGCGATGAACCGTTCAAATACTGCCCCAACTGCGGCGCGAATATGGATGGAGGATGTTCTGATGGCTGACTTTCGGATTGTAGATATTGACACGATGTTTTCCAAATGGCATGACCTTTTGAAAGCACGGTGGCCCAACTTCCCATGTCAGACGTTCCAGACGTTCATGCGCAATAGTTCGCAAGAATTAGTGCGGTGTGGGGAATGCGTTTGCAGTTCCAATTGGAATGACCAATTGATCTGTTCAAGAATCAGCGAAGTGATGGATGGCTATTATCACGGCACGATTGAAATTGTAAAGCCTGATGACTATTGCAGTCGTGGAATACGCCAGAGAGCAAAGCCGCTTGACGGAGGTGCGGAATGATTCTCTGCAAGCATTGCGGCTATCAGGTTTTCAGCATTGCGACTAACTGCTTCCTGCCTGACGGTTCTGACGCAGAATTCCACTACACAGGAACGGAAAACGCTGGCGCGATGTGCTTTGAACTCCCGGAAAGCTGGTGCGCATACGGCCTTTCGGATGAAGAAAGGATAGAGAGCATCAAATGCCCGCGCTGCCGGAAGTTCCCCTTTTCGGAGTCTGCTGGCGTTGGTGTGCATACCGTCGTGCATGTGGTGTGCTGGGAGGAGGAAGAAAAGGATGCCTGACCGCAGAGGCAGCCAGGGAAGGTCAACGGATTATAGGTTCCACGGGACTGGCTACAAGCTGAATTACTGTCCGGAATGCGGGAAGAAGATGGACGCGCTGCACCGGACCATGAAAGGAGAACATGATGAAACTGAATCGAGAGCAGAAGCAGACGGTCGACTTTGAGGCGTTTGAGGCGATCCGAAAAGAGCGCGACGAGCTGCTGGCAGAGCGAGACGCACTGAATAAAAGAATCGAGGAGCTCAAAAACGACGTAGTTGCCCACAGCAAAAAGATTGAGGAGCTGCGTCATAATAACAACGAGTTGCGAGCCCTGCTTGATGACGTCAGAAAGGATCGCAAATCCTTTTATGACCAATTCAAGACCGCCGCGCGAGCAAATGACTCCCTCATGGAGGAGATCAAGCAACTGAAGGCCCAGGGCACGGAAGCGCATGGCCAATTCCAGAAGCGAGTCGAAGAGCTGAAGGACGGGCTTGATGCCTCGGCTGTCCTGCTCAAGACTGCCCAGGATGAGCGCGACGTGGCGCGCCGGGAGGCCGACTACCTGCGAGCCGACTATGACGCTCGCGGCAAGGTCATTAAGAAGCTGCGCAAGCGGCTGCACAAGCTCAAAAAGAAGCTCAAGCATTAAGGGAGGTCATCGTGCCGGAGCTGAGGAAGTTAGTATAGAACAGGAGGGTTATTTTTGAAAGCAGCATTATTAGTTGTGGTATTGCTTGCGGCGTTGAGCGCAAGAAAGGTGAGCGATGATATTGAGGATTGGGAAAGACGTGACGGACGAAGATGAGGTATCCGTAAGGTCGATCGGGGGTTCAGGTTCAAGATCAGGTTCAAGATGTCGTAATGCATCTTGAACTTACAAGTGTTCATCTCAGGCTTATAAAGTGTAAGCCTGTAGTATACAAATTATATGCTACAGGCTTACGAAATAGCACTTGGGGTTCAGGGTTCAAGATGTAAGGCTCTATTTTATATATTTATTAAACTACAAACTCGATTTTCTACTAGTTTGTAATTTTAATAATATATAATATATAATATAAATTTTTAATATTGAACTGGAAATTATCATAGATGAACAGATGTAAGTTTTAGGCTTATAACATGTATTATAATAATATACATCTGTTTATCTAAATCTTACAATGTGTAAGTTCAAGATAAGGTTCAGGATGCTCTAAAACCGAAAATAATCTTGAACTATCTTGAACCCCCGTTTCTTGAATTTCATTTTAGACTTACATTTTGTAAGGCTTAGGCATGCAAGTGTTAGTTTGTAGCTTACAATATGTAAGTTTTACATCTCGAACTCTTAAAATGGAGGAGATAAAATGTTAACTCTGGAATCGCTTCATGAATATCGATCAATGAAAAAGGAAATTGAAGATTTAGACCGACGAATAACTGATATATACCAAAATTCATTATTGCCCAGAAGTAGTCAAATCACGGGAATGCCCAGATCGCCCGGATATTCTAATGACGCGATGGATCGAATCTTTGAGAAGATAGAGGAGCTAATTACAGAATATATAGAGAAAAAGGCCCGTCTGATTGATAGGTGCTTGGAAATTGAAAAAGAAATTGATAGTCTGAAATCGATAGAAAGACGCCTTCTTAGATACCGATATATTGACAATTTACCATGGGTCGAAATCGGTAAAATTATGGATTATTCTATAGTACAGCTCCATCGAATTCATAAAAAAATTTTTGTGGAAATGTAAAGACGATGCGCCGTGAAGCATGCTTTTGCGATATAATATTATAGTAGAATAGTGTCGATGAGAGAACCTGAAAAAGGGTTCTCTTTTTATATAGAATGGAAAGGTGGTGTTGCGGACATGGATGCAAAATTAACAGCAAAACAACGTCGCTTTTGTGAAGAATATCTCGTGGACTTAAACGCGACACAAGCCGCAATACGCGCCGGATATTCGGAAAAAACGGCAAAAGTTATTGGTTGTCAATATTTAACCAAACCTAACATAAAGGAATATATTGGCAAACGCATGGCGGAAAAAGAAGATGCTCTGATTGCTAAGCAAGACGAGGTTCTAAAGTATCTGACCTCGGTTATGCGCGGTCAATCTAAGTCTGAAATTGTTGTAGTTGAAGGTACCGGAATGGGTTGTTCAGCCGCGCGACGAATGAAAAAGAAACCGGATGAAAAAGAGCGTCTTAAAGCGGCTGAATTGCTTGGCAAACGTTACGGGCTATATAAAGACACCATCAACGAAGTGGTTGACATGGATTTGAATGTGACTGTGGATTATGGAGATAGCAATGATGACGAAGATTAACGTACTCGGCACGGTTTATACGATCATTGAAGCCAGTGAAGATGAAGACGAGTGTCTGATTGATTCTGACGGCTATTGCGACAAAACAGATAAGCGAATTGTTGTAATACAAAAGCCGCCTGATTGCAATCTTGGTAACTTTATCGTATATCAGAAAAAGGTTATCCGACACGAGATCATTCACGCTTTCTTGTTTGAGAGCGGTTTGCATGAGAGTTGGAAGCATGATGAAGGTCATGACGAGGCCTATGTTGACTGGATAGCGGTGCAGTTCCCGAAACTACTGGAGGCATTTAAGGAAGCGGATGCCTTGTGAACATTAAGATTCAAGCAAATCCGTGCTTCCGTGAGGTCAATCGTAGTCGCAAACGCTATATTGTTATGAAGGGCAGTGCCGGCTCGGGTAAGAGCGTTGATACCGCTCAAAACTACATTCTCCGCTTGATGCAAGATAAAGGCCGCAATTTGGTTGCCATGCGAAAGTCCGATATCACGAATCGTGACAGCACATTTGCCGAGCTAACAAGTGCTATTTATCGTATGCTCGGTGATAGAGCTGAATCATATTGGCAAATCAATAAGAGCCCGCTCCAGTTAACATGCAAGGTCAATGGTAATAAGATTATCTTTCGCGGAATGAATGATGATAAGCAGCGCGAGAAGCTGAAGTCAATTACATTCCAGAAAGGCAAGCTGACTGATGTATGGTTGGAAGAAGCAACCGAATTTACACAGGCTGATCTTGAAATCATTGATGACCGTCTTCGTGGCGTATTGCCAGATGGACAATTTTATCAAATTCGAATGACCTTTAACCCGGTGAATAAAAACCACTGGATCAAGAAGGTCTTTTTTGATATTCCAGACCCGAACGTACTAACTCACCATTCAACCTACCTGATGAACCGCTTCGTGGATACTGCATATCGTGCGCGTATGGAGCGCAGAAAATTGGTTGATCCGGAAGGCTATCAAATATATGGTCTTGGTGAGTGGGGCGAGATTGGTGGTCTGATTCTACATAATTGGCAGATTGAAGAAATTTCACAAAACCTGAATGACTATGATGATATTGCCATCGGTCAGGACTTCGGCTTTAACCATGCAAATGCCATTCTTCTGTTGGGTATTAGGGATGATAATGTTTATATCCTCGATGAAATCTATTTGCATGAGAAAGATACCTCAGAGATTATTCAAGAGGCTATCAAACATGCGATTCCAACAGATCGGATAATGTGGTGCGATAGTGCCGAGCCTGACAGAATCATGATGTGGCAGAAAGCTGGATACCGTCGAGCAACTGGTGTAAATAAGGGCGGCTCTAACGGTTCTGTAAAGGCTCAGATTGACTGGCTGAAACAACGCTTTATCTATGTTCATCCGCATTGCATCAACACCATTAAAGAAATGCAACAATGGAAATGGAAAAAAGATGAGCGTAGTGGTGAATATCTTGATGAGCCTGTTCCGATCATGGATGATGCGATGGCCGCTCTGCGTTATGGTGTGGAAAGTTGGCGTAAGCAGCAATCAAGCATCAAAGCAGTCAGGAGAATACGATAATGTGCAAGCATGTATGGAAAACCATCAATAACGTACGTGTGTGCCCGCGTTGTGGGCTGACTGTTCTTAATAATGGAAGGATAATGCTTGATAAAAAATTGCCTGGAATCTTAAGCAGGAAAGGTAAGGGGATTAAATGAGAAGTAAGCTGCAAAAATATCCAGACTATACTGCTGAGATTGAAGCGCTCGATGCTGGTGGTATTACGGATGAGCTGCTGAACCGTATCATTCACAAGCATCGGGAAAATGCCACTTATAATAAAAAGCTAATTGATCGGTATGAAGTTCTCGCGGATGGTGTGCCGATTTTTGAAAGGAAGCCGCGATTCGAAGACGGAGAAGAAACTATCAATCACAAGATCAATAATGACTTCTTCTCCGAGATTGTGGATTTCAAGACTGGTTATTTTGCAGGAAATCCAATCGGCTATTCCTACAGCAATACGGAAGAAAGCATGGAAGATACAGGCGAAGCTGGTGACACGGATGTAGAGCAAGAAGCCGCACGTAAGGCTGCTAGTAAGGCTATTACGGATTTTGTAACCCGCTCTAATATGTTCGATATCGATATGGAGTGCACAAAGTTCGCAGCTATTTGTGGATATTCCGCTAGACTGTTCTTTATTGATCCTGATGGTAATGAGCGAGTAATGGTTGTTCCTCCGAATGAGTGTATTATCCTCTCAAAAACGAGGGACATTACTCGACCGACTTACGGCGTGCGTTATTACACTACAACCGATATTCATGATAATGAGATCGTCAAGGCGGAATTTTATGATAGTCGTAATATCTATTATGCCGAAGGCAGTATGAATAAGCTGTCTATTATCAGGAGTGAGCAGAACCTGTTCGATATGTGCCCGTTGCAAGGAATCCCCAACAACCTTGAAATGAAGGGCGATGCGGAAAAGGTACTATCGTTGATTGATGCATATGATAGAGCGCTATCTGATACCAACAATGAGGTTGATTCTTTTGCCAACGCCTATATGGTGTACGAGAACGTGAATATTGATGAACCCGAACAGCGTAAAGCGCAGGTTAGCGGTGCGATTCAGTTCTATTCGCCAGATGGAAAGGGCAAAGTATACTTTCTTACAAAGGACATCAATGACGGCTTTATTGAGCATCACCTTGACCGTCTGGAAAAGAACATCTATCGCTTCTCAAAAACTCCGAATATGTCCGATGAGGCATTTGGTACGGCAAGTGGAATCAGCCTGAAATTCAAGCTGACTGGGTTGGAAACGAAGTGCGGTATGTTCGAGGCGAAGATGATTAGTGCGGGAACCTATATGTTCACGCTACTGGCAAATGTGTGGGCAAAGAAGCAAATCAAGATTGACCCGCTACAGTGCGTTATGTCCTTTAAGCGTAACTTCCCGCTCGATCTTCTGTCTGAAGCACAAGCTGTGCAATCTCTTATTGCAGCCGGTCTCCCGAAGCGCGTTGCATTTGATATCGCCCTTTCCTGCGTGGATGATGTGGAGTGGGTAATGCAACAGATCGAAGAAGAAAAAAGCGATATTCCCAGCCTTATGGAAGAAACATCTGAAGACGATTCGGAGTGATAACAAATGGCATACGAAAAATTGAATTTGACATCTGGAACGGTCTTGACGGCTGCGCATCTTGCACACATAGAAGATGGCATTGCAGCAGCTGATGCTGATGCACAGGCCGTTGGAATTGCATCGATATATCAAAAAACTACGGGGATCGGCAATGGCAGTAAAAATACTATCGCTGTCGAGCTGACAGATGGAACGCTGTCAACATTCAACGTCAGCAATGGAACAATCCCGAATTTCGGCGCAGAAAATGCCGGGAAGCTTCTGTCTGTCGGCGATGACGGCGAAGTATCTTTGACCACGAGCCAAGGAAGCAGCGGCGGCGGCACGGTAGCCACGCAAACGCCGACTGTCTACTGCTGGGGCGACAGCCTGACGGAGGGCGTTGGCGGCTGGCTTGCAACACCGGAGGGTGTGCAGAATACCATCGTCAGCGCCTATCCGGATATGGTAGCCAGGAGCTACCCCTGCGTCAACCTTGGCTGCCGGGGCGAAACCATTCAAACCATTATGGCGCGGCAGGGCGCTGACCCGATGGTGGTGGGCGGCTTTACCGTCCCGGCGTCCTCTGAGGAGGACGTGATTGTCGGCTACATGCGCGGCGGCTACTACGACGACAACCGCCTGGGCATTGTCACAGCGTCCGGCGACCTCGCTCAGCCGCTCAAAGAGACCGAGGCCGGAATCAATCCATGCCTGATCGCGGGTGTCGAGGGCACGCTGTACCGCGACTATACGGCCGACAGCGATGGGCGGTATGCCTACCGCTTCCGTCGGCTTGAAGATGGCGACGCCGTGACGGTGGACGCTGGCACGCATATCGAAACCTACGCCATGCGCTACTACCGCAACGGCGTGGCGGTGATCTGGATGGGCGCAAACGGCTCGGTGGCATCCCACACGGCGTACATCGACAAGATCAAGCAGATGGTCGCATACGGCAACTATGACAACTATCTGGTCGTGATCGCCCGGGAGTACACGTCGCAGTGGGTGCTGGAGGATGCAAACAGCATCAAGACGGCAATGACCGATACGGACGGCGTGTGCCATTTGCTATATCTTCCGCCCGAACTAATCCGGCGAGGTTATACGCTGGCTGGTATTGCTGCAAGTGCTGGCGTTCCTGATACTTCCGGTTGGACGGATACCACGGATGAAATCAAGCTGTCAGCGCCTTTGCTTATGTATTCTGCTGGAGGGAGCGCGGAAAGCAATTTTGAAACGCTACATTTTTCCACTTATGGATACAAGGCGATTGGTAAACTTGTTGTCGAAAAGCTGGGGCAGCTTATCGGTGTGCAGACTTCTGGCGGAGGTTCTGGCGGTTCTACAGATCAAGGCTATGTGACTGACGGAACGGACAGTTACGGCAGCTATGCATATAAGCTGACAAAACCGATGACAGGGACGGGAACGGTTGTCAATACTTGGTTCAAGCCGTATGACACTGAAAAAGACTGGACTATTGCCGTCAGATTCAAGGATGATATGACCGTTACAGATGGTTCGCTTGGTTGCGTTTTTGAAATGCGCGAATATTTTTCGGACGATTCAAAGCAAACGGCAGCTTTCTTGCGTCTACTTCCGCAGACAGATAGCAGCATGGCATATAATTTCGCTGGCGGCTTTGGTGGATTTAATTTCCCGTTTGATAATTGTTCGTCCGGATACGTAGAACCGACAGACGGCTATCATACTGCTGTTATTGCGAAGAACGGCGGCAACTATGAATTCTATCTTGACGGTGGCAAGGCGTATAATTGCGCGTTGGATTATACAGTTGCGGAAAGCAATATGTCTGCAGAACCTTTGTACCTTTTCGGGCGCGTTGAAGGTGGCACGAAATACAACACGACAACTGGCGTTATTGATGACTTCCGCATTTATAACGCGTATTTCAGTGATACCGTTGTTGCAACTTTGATTGCGGAAATGAACAGCTAAAAACACTTGGGGACGGTGCAAGCCGTCCCCTTCCCTACACGGCAAGGAGGTGATGCAGCGTGGCAAAAGACCTTGAATATTATCTGACCCAAGCTCGCCGCATTGCTGAACACAGGGAAGCTGGATCGGAAAAGGAAATACGCAAGTTATATAAGCAGATGCTGAATGACCTGCAAACCTTTGTTTCCGAGGCTTATGTGAAGTACGCAAAAGACGATCAGCTGACATTTGCTCTACTTCAAAAAGCAGGATACGACGCACGCTTCCTGGAAGAGATCGAAAAACGGATCAATGTTGCCACACCTAAAGCAACTAAGGAATTGCAGAGACTTGTAGAAGAAACCTACAAGATGACGTATGACGGTATGATAGACGGTGTATTAAAAGGTGGAGACCTTGAAGAAACCTTTGCGGATGCTTTGGCAATCACGCCTGAGCAGATCAGGAAGGTCGTCAAGAATCCAATCATGGAAGTGGCTCTGCAAAAGAACCACCGCGATATCGTCTACGACATCAAGCAGGCCGTTGCAGTAGGGCTGATGAACGGTGATCGATATACTACTATGGCACGCCGTATTTCTGAAAAGGTAGACGGTGCATTTTATAAGTCGGTACGAATTGCCCGCACTGAAGCTCATCGCGTCCGGGAGGCTGGCAACAATGATGCTTCTGTGGCCGTAGATCAGGAGCTCCAAAACGGTACTACAGGAATGCGTATGTGCAAGACGTGGAAAACTATGAAAGATGAACGCGTTCGCCCTCAACAGCGCCGAAGAGGTAAAAAAGGTTGGTCCACTAAGATGGGCAAAGGTGCCAACCATATGAAGCTGGACGGGCAGACCGTTCTTGCTAATGAGGACTTCGATCTTCTGGATGGTAATAAAGCTCCTGCTCCCGGTAGTAGTGGTGTTGCTGGTCATGACATCAATTGTCGGTGTTATGTTAGCTATGAGATGATGACCGATGAAGAATTTTTCAAAAAGACCGGGCGGCATTTTCCGGAGGTTGGAACATCAGCACCGATGCCAAAAATCGAATGGGGATCAATTCCGGAAGATGAGGCTGTAAGCTATGCAGAAACGCTTAATATGCTCACGGAAATGTATCCGCTGAAAAACAAGCCGTTGGATTGGGTTGGAGACTTCCGTATAATCAATGGATATGATCTAAAAGATGATTATTATGATTTCATCTACGCAAATCCGAAGTGGGACGGGCTTGGAGCGATGTTTGTTCCTTCTTCGACTGTACATGGAAAACCTTATATTCAAATCGTGAAACAGGATGTCGCTGTTGGTAGTGCAGAATCCTATTTGAAGGATTTGGCTGAAATCAGAAAGAAATACGGTTGGCGAAATAGGCAGGATAGTTTTTATAATTTGGGTGGAAACACAGGATCGGTATTGACGCACGAATATGGTCACGCACTCGCATATGACTGCGGCCTATATGGAGGCAGGGATGATGCAAAAGAGGTATGGGAAATCTTCGAATCATATACTGCCGAAGAAATTGGGAAGCAGCTTTCGATTTATGCGACAACGCATCCGAATGAAATGGTTGCAGAAGCTTTCGTACAGTCGTTTGATCCAGAACACCAGAGCGAGATTTCAAAAAGGATTATGGCACTGCTGAAAAAAGCGAGGGGAGATTCAATTTGACTGTGAATTTTTCGGATGCAGAGAAGCGATATATCATTGCAGAAAAAGGCAATTGGCGGGTTTCTGATGATTGTCCAGATAAGCTGAAAGAACTGCTTGTGCAAAAAATCAATAATATATATCGCGCTAACAAATGATTACTTTGCAAACGCAGAGCGCTTTTATGGAGAAACAGAGGTGATTCCATTGGCCTGTAAGAAGAAAAAGGGCGGTAAAAAGAAAACCTAAGGAGAATAGCGTAAGGGACTACATAAGGAGGTAGGTTTATGTCGAATCCTAACTTTACTCCTAACTACTCGACCGATGAGATTTACCGTGGCAATGACATGGATCGTTGCCTGAGTGACGACCTTGAAGCACTCGAAACGGGCAAGGCTGCTGCAAATCATACGCACAGCTACAACGATTTGAGCGACAAGCCGACGATCCCCAGCATTCCCGCTTCCCTCCCCGCCAACGGCGGTAATGCGGATACTGTAGACGGTAAACATGCTTCTGACTTTGCAAATGCCAGTCATAGTCATAGCGGATACTCTGTAACGGGGCATACACACAGTTACAATGATCTGGATAATAAGCCTACTATTCCAACGTCTTTGCCAGCTAATGGTGGTAATGCAGACACTGTTGATGGTAAGCATGCGACTGATTTTGCTTCTGCCGATCATACTCACGTTATTTATGGTGGCAATGGCGCATCCACCTACAAGAAAGTTTGGATTGCTACTAATGGTTCTGATAATAACGTTGGCACTGCAGCGGCTCCTATGGCTACTATTACCGGTGCTATTCGCAAATATAGTCCGAAATACAAGATGCTGGATATTAGCTTGGCTGATGGTACATACAATGAAAACCTCGGCGCAATTTCGCCAGACCTTTCCAACCTTGCTATCAGAAGTAACTCGGAGGATAGGGATAAAGTTACCATCAATATGACGACCGCACTGGAAGTCAACGTCAATATCCTGCGGCTGTACAACATCACGCTCAGCGTTGCTGATACATGCATCCGCCCGATTTCTGTTACTGGCGGTCATCTGTATGCCTATGGTTGCAAAATTAGTGTTCCCGAGGCGTCAGGCTCCAGCTGTGTGAATGTTTACAACGGCTGCACAGCTTTTTTGATGAATTGCGTACTCAATGCTGGAACAGGAACAAATGGTGGAGCGGCGTTGTATGGCAATCAGGCTTTGCGAATTGTTGGAATTAACTGTACCAGCGAAAGAACGATCGGCATTGGGTTCTATGCGCACAACGGGACATACATCGAGTACACGCCGACAGTTACAGCAGCACAGATGATTAAAGAAACCTACTACGGCAAATGCGTTGCCAGATAATAACTTCCTCCGCATTAAAAAGGAGGGACAATCAATGAACCTTAAAATTCTTGATGCCACGATCAAAATTATCCGAAACGGGAAGGTGGTGGATGAATCTGTGAATTTACCGGCGTACACGGAGGCTGATGAGGGGAAGGTTCTGTCTGTCATCGGCGGAGTGCTTGCGTGGGCTGAACAAGATAAAAGCAGCCCCGTTTTGTTCCTGCAAAACCTGGACAAAGATAACAAGATTCCACTTCGGAATCTGGAGAGCGGAACCTATGTTTTGTACGGATACTTCACGACCTACGAGGGCGCATCGGACAGCTGTACATTCTCGTCTAATCAGCTTGTATCCATCCGTCGAACATCGTCAAACAGTACGGTGCAGATATTTTGGCCTCCAAACAATACGATCCAATACCTTTACATCAAAGATGACAGTGTGGAGCGGAGGGACGCAAAGCTATACTGGATGGAATCCACGACAAGCAGGGTGACGTCCATTGATGAGACGTCGGACGATGAACACTATCCGACAGCGAAGGCAGTCTATGATGCCATTGTGGCGCTTGAACAAAAGCTGACAGCAACAACATGATCGCAACGGAGGTGGACAGTGTTGACGGTAAGGGTCTGTCCACCAATGACCTGACCGCTGCACTGAAGACCAACTACGACGCGGCCTATACTCATTCTAACAACGGCGATGTTCATGTAACTACCGCTCAAAAGACCTCCTGGGATGATAAGGCTGACGCCGGACACAATCATGATAGCGCATATGCAGCTGTCAATCATGGTCATGCATATGCTGATTTGACTGGTAAGCCCACCATTCCCACCACCGTTGCGCAGCTTTCTGATGCTGATGATTACGCGAAGAAGGCCGATATCTCCGGTGTGTATCTGTACCGTGGCTCCGTCGCTACTGTGGATGCGCTGCCCACCACCGGCAACACCGCTGGCGATGTGTACAATGTCGAGGTTGATGGCGGAAATTACGCATGGACTGGCACTGCTTGGGATGCGCTTGGCGGTACCGTTGCCATTGAAACTGCGACTGATGCGGAGATCGACGCGATTTTTGCTTGATCGGAGGGATAACATATGGCATTCATTACCTTGGAAGGGCTTAATCGATTTTGGCAGAACGTCAAGCAGCGTACGAATGCCATTTATACCGCTGAATCGACTGATGGCGTGGCCTATACTGTGACGATTCCGGGTGTTACTGAATTAACGCACGGTATGCGTATTGTAATCAGTCCTTCTCGTAATTCGGCATCAACTACACCTACATTGAATGTGAACGGTCTCGGTGCGCATGGTATTCGTCTCCCGCTCTCATTCAATAACCTCGCTACCACGACGCCAAAACTTGCCACATTCTACAGCGCAGGCAAACCCCTATTGCTAATGTATGATGCATCCTATGGCAATGGTCAGTGGAAGGCCGTTGAAAAATCACGTGTATCCGCACAAGATTTGTACGGCGTAACGCCGATCGAGAGCGGAGGCACGGGTGCTGATACTGCTGCAGAAGCATTGGAAAACCTTGGCGCGGCCAGCAAGACGTATGTGGATGAACAAATTGCCGCACTTAGAGCTTTGATTGAAGGGCAGTAAATGAAATTACGGGCACCATTTCGGTAACATCGCCGATATGGTGCCTTTTATATGCGACTGTAGCGCAGAGGTAGCGCAACGGACTTTTAATCCGTGGGCCGTGGGTTCGAATCCCACCAGTCGTACCAGGGGAGAAAAAGCCGTGTGTACACGGCATTATCTGCGGGTACGTGACCCGCGCTCCCCATTTGCTACCGTGGCTCAATTGGCAGAGCAGCTGATTTGTAATCAGCAGGTTGTGGGTTCGAGTCCCACCGGTAGCTCCACCACGGGTTGGGCATTCCCGTGGCTTCATAGATGCCTCCTTCAAATAAGCCGCAGCCCGTAAAAGCGGCTCCGTTCTTCCGTGTGGGCTACATGGTGAGCGGCCCCGGTGTGATTCCGGTTGGGTACTTGATTCCGGTGGACGCAGAATTGTGAACTCGATCACGTGGGCACATATCTGTGTACTCATATAAATATGTGGGCCTGTGAAGAACACAGGAACTCAAACAAGGAGGAAAACATCATGGCAGAAACAGCAACGACCACCAATGAAGGTATCGAAACGGCGACGACATCGCAGGAAAGCACCGCTTCTCAGACTAGCGCCGGTAGGAGTAATGCGACGCAGGAGACTGGAAAGCAAGTCGATGAGAAAAGCGCGTCCATCGATAAGCTGATCCAGAGCGCAGTTGATCGGGCACTGAACAAAGTCGGCAATGAAAACAAGAAGTTGCGTAGCGAAAATGAAGCGCTCAAAAAAGCTAAGCTATCTGATGATGAAATCCGGCAACTGGAAATGCAGGAGAAGGAAAAGGAGCTTGCTGAGCGTGATAAGGCCATCACCGATCGGGAAAATCGGCTGATCGCTATCAAAGCGATCAAGGAAGCGGGTCTGGACGATGGAAGCGACGCATCACTTGCCATTATTGATTTCGTCATGGCAGACGATGAAGATGGTATCCGAGAGCGCGTCAAAGCGTTCAACGCACTTGTGGAGCGTATCGTGAAGACGAAGGTCGATGGTGTTTTCAAGGCCAGTGGTCGCACTCCTGGTGTAGGTTCTGATACTGCCTCTGCGACCAGCGGTAAGAACGAAAGTATTGCCGCTCGCATGGGGCGCAACACAGCTGCAACCAATCAAAAATCTCGATCCATTCTCGACCAGTATATCGGAGGTAAATAATTATGAAATATACCACTAACACAGTAGCTCGTCCTAAAGAGATTCTGTATAACGATCATTATGTGGCAATTCCTTACGATTGCACTGCCATCTCTGCGAATTCCGAGGGTATCATCCCCGCGGGTACTATTGTCCCGTCTAATGATGCGCAGGCTATTGGCGTACTGCTCAACGATGTCGTCAAGGCTGAGAATCCCAATGGCACCATTGTTATTCATGGCTTTGTGAAAAAGGCCAAGCTGCCTGCGCAACCTGCCTCTACTGTAGCAATTCCCATGATTAAGTTCATGGATTAACTAGATAAAAGGAGGAAATGACAATATGAAACTGACTGAAATTTTTACAGCTAAGGCTATTGCTGATAACTATACCGAGGTTGCCAGCAATGCTATTCCTTATCTCGGCACTGGTTTCTTCCCTGCGCAGAAGAAAGCCGGTCTTGATCTTAAATGGATCAAAGGTCACAAGGGTCTTCCCGTTTCTCTGATGCCGTCCAACTTCGATGCGAAGAGCACTTTCCGTGACCGTGTTGGCATTAGCATGACTGAGACGCAGATGGCTTTCTTCCGTGAGTCCATGCTGGTTAAGGAAGCGGATGAGCAGGAGATTATGCGTGTGCAGGATGCTAATGATCCGTATGCTACTGCCGTACTTGAGCACATCTTTGACGATGCTCGTACCCTGGTAGATGGCGCGAATGTTGTGCCGGAGCGGATGATTATGCAGCTGCTTTCTCCTGTTGGCGGTAATATGGGAATTGAGGTTGCGGCTGGCGGCGTCAATTATAAATATAACTATGATCCGGCCGGTGATTGGAAAACCAATCACTATATGAAACTCGCCGAGGCGGAGGATAAATGGACCGCTGCCGATACTTGTGATCCCGTTGCCGACATCGAAGCGGCTCTGGATGCTCAGGAAGCTATCAGTGGTAATCGTCCGGAAATTTTGCTGATGAGCAAGGCGACCTTCAAGCTGATGAAGAATTCCAAGAAGGTGCAGTCCGGCGTTCTGGCGCAGAACACTACCGCCAATATCAATTATACCTCTGCTCGTGTTCAGGCTTACGTTGAGGAAGAACTTAACGTCAAGATTGTTGTGTATGCCAAGAAGTATAAGAATGAGGTTGGTGCAGAAGCAAATTTCTACCCGGACAACATCATCATGATGCTGCCTAATGGCGCGCTTGGCAAGACTTGGTATGGCACTACGCCCGAGGAGCGTAAGCTTGCCGGTAAGCCAGGTGCGAATGTGTCCATCGTCAATACTGGCGTGGCTGTGGCTGTGACCGTCACTGATGATCCTGTTAACACCAAGACCACAGTATCCGAGATTGTGCTGCCGTCCTTCGAACGGATGGATGAGTGCTATGCTCTTGAGGTTGCTGGCGAATAATACAGCGCCGGATGTTGAAAATCATGAAAGGAGGATGTCACAATGGGAAAAATTTTTGATTATGCCGTGAAGTACCGTGGAAAGTATTATCCGCCAAATACTCCTATTGAGGAAACCACTACGGATGAAGCCACTACAGAGGTTGAGGAAAATCAGGAAGCGCCACAGAAGGCCGCAAAAGGCCGCAAAAAGGGTGACGATTGATGAAAGCGGAATACCTCATTGCAGCAGGCATCCCGATTTCCGGCAATGATGCGAGTGAAGTGCTCCGCGCAGAAGCCGCGCTGGACTGGATGGCGAAAAACACTACGCTGCAGTTTGACAAGGCGGACGCGGAGAGCATCGAAGCTCTCCCAGCCTGCGCCAAGCTGTTTGTGGAGCAGTATTCCGACCTGCTTAGTCAGCGCGTTGGCGTGTCAAGCCAGAGCATTGAGGGACTGAGTATGTCGTTCAACACGACTGACAAGGGTGCGGTGCTCTGGCAGCTCGCTAACAGTCTGCTTAGCGGATACCTCAAATCGCAGGTGCGTGTATTCCCCGCCAAAAGGCGGTGGTAAACCGTGGGAATCAGGGTTAGATATAACACAAGAGACGATAACTTCCCAAGCATGATGAGGGAGCTGAAAGCAGTTGATGGCGTAGCCATTGAGGTAGGCGTGCTGAATGGCGAAAGTGCATGGCTTGCGTCAATCCATGAGTATGGATGCGACATCCCTGTCACGGATAAGATGCGCAAATTCCTTACATCGCAGGGTCTTTACCTGAAAAAGGAGACCACGCACATCCACATCCCCGAGCGATCATTCCTCCGCACCGGATACGATAAATATCGTGATAATGTGATGGAAAAGGCCAAGATGCTTCTGCAAGATGTTGCAGCTGGTCGAATGGATGCAAATCTGTGTGTGAAAGCATTGGGTATTGAGCTGTCCAGTAAGATCAAGGACTATGCTCGCGATCTTAACAGCCCTGCGAATCATCCATTCACAGCTGATAGGAAGGGCAGTAGCAATCCCCTTGTTGACACAGGTGATATGATTGGCGGCATCACTTGGAGGAAAGCCAGATGAGTAGACAATACTTTGATTTTTCAACACTGATTCAGGACTACTCGAACGTGTTCACGGTCATCACTCATGAGGGCGGGGGCTATAACGAAGCGGGTGACTGGAATGAGGGAAATGAGATGCGCACTGAATACATGGGCGCAATTATCGCCTTCAAGGAAAGCAAGGTGTTTCGCTCAGAAGGCAAGATCACAACACAAGATAGGCGACTATTCGTGAAGCAGTCACTTCCGCAAGCCCTAATGGGAGCAACGGTGATTTTCCGCGGGAATAAGTACATGATCGAATCTGAGCATGAGAATGCGGAATTTACGGGTGTGTACAGCTATTTCCTGCGGTATGTCAGCGCCTTTGGCGGGGAGGAATCACCTAATGCTTGACCTGAATAAGATGCGGACAATGGTTGCGAAGGGGTTGAAAGAATATCTTGGCGTATCGGTGATTCGCGGAAATCAGACAGCACAGGCTCCCCCTTATCCTTACGTTATCTACAACGTGACAACTGTTGCTGATGCGAATAACGGTACCTACCAGCAACACGAGGATAGCATTGACCGTCTTATGGTGCGCAGCATTTGGAGCTTGTCTTTCCTCTCCAAAGACCATGATGAAAGTATCATGCTCGCCTCAAAGGCGAGAGAATGGCTTATGCACACTGGACGAGTCTGGCTGGCTGAGCATGGGATCACCGTGCAAAGTACAACCGACATCATAAACAGAGACAACATCTTAACAGTTGAGTACGAAAGGAAAAACGGATTTGATGTTGTCTTTTATGTTTACGACGAAGCGGAAAACCCGGCGAAAACGACGGGTTATATCGAGGGCGTATATATCGCCCATGAAATGAACTGACCAAGGAGGAATAACAATGGCTAATGACGTTACGGTGCATATTGACCTGACGAAGCCAATCGGGACCGTCGGCTTTGGTGTACCGCTGATTTTACTGGAAAATGCAGAATCGGCAGTCGCGTATACGGAAGTATCTAACATTGACGAAATGGTGGCTGCAGGTATCGAAAGCGCTAGCATTGCATATAAGGCCGCACAGCTGCTTTTCTCTCAGACGAATGCGCCCAAGCAGATTGCCGTGTGCGCGGTGACTACCCCTGCAACGACTGCTCTGGCTGATGCGACGCTGATTAACAAGGGTTGGCGACAGCTCATTGTCGTGAGTGATGGAGATTCTGCGAGTGCGCCCGCGCAGATCATCACTCTTGTGGAAGCTATGGATGGCAAGCTGTACTTCGCCGGTCTGGATGTCGATGATGATACCGCCATCACGACTTCTGGCCTGCGCCGCACGATTCTGTTCTATTGCACGGCTACTGAGGAAGTTCCCGTTCCTGTTGCTGCACTGGTTGGTGAGACAGCTGGCCGCGCCGCTGGCAGCTTCACCTACAAGAATTTGATTCTGTCTGGTGTGCCCGCGCAGGAGCTGACTGATTCCGAGATCGACGCTATTCACAAGAAAGGCGGCATCACCTTTGTCTCTAAGGCCGGGGATAATGTGACTAGCGAAGGCAAGGTCGCTGGCGGCGAGTACATTGATGTTATTGATAGCGAAGATTACATCGTTCAGCAGCTTGCCTACAAGACGCAGAAGGTGCTGAACTCTGCAGCTAAAGTTCCCTACGACAACAACGGCATTGCACTGCTTGAAAGCGTTGCGGTGGACGTGCTACAGGGTGCGTATAACAATGGCATGATTATCACCAACGAGGATGGCACTCCCGGCTATTCTGTTTTCTATGCGCTTCGCGAGGACACTAAGGCGACCGACCGCGCCAACCGTGTCTATCTGGGCGGTAACTTCTCCTTTGCCCTGACTGGCGCTATCCACACGGTCGAGATTACTGGTAGCATTACCGTGTAAGGAGGTAAACTAACATGATTATTGCTCAGTATGATGCAAAGGATACGTCTATCGTCATCGATAGCACCTATATCACGGGTCTCGGTGAAGATATGATTTCCGCTGAAAAGGACGAAGATTTCTTCTCCACTTCTGTTGGTGCACAGGGCGATGTGGTTACAAGCGAGATCAATAACTCTCTTGGTACTGTAACTGTCTATGTACAGCCTACTAGCCCTCAGAAGGCGTTCCTGATCGGTCTGGCAAAGCGTCGCGAACCCTTCCCGATCTGGGCTGTGAACAAGAAGCTGGGTGAGCGCTTTGGTGGCACCAAGGCAAGGCTACTGACCTTCCCTGAATTCGCTCGTGGCGCAGAGGCTGAGGATATGGAGTTCGTTTTTCAGGTGTTCGACCTCAACATTGAGGCTACTGCCTAATTTCAATAGCCGGGGGCTGAAATACGCCCTCGGCTGATCTGTATATTACGACAAAACAAGGAGGCAAATAAAATGGCTAACAAGTTCTATCAGGTGAAGAAGACTATCAACGGTACCGAATATACCGCCCAATTCTGCGGCATCTCCACTTCTTTGCGTGCTCTTGATGAGAGTTACATCGAAGGCACAAGCAACACCAGCATGGAGAAGATGGCGAAATTCCTGTTCGATCATATCATTGTTGAGCCAAAGGGCTTGGCCGTTGATGATTTCGACAGCATGGATGAATTTAACGCTGTCGTGAAATTCGCCACCGGCGTGATGAAGGGTGAATTTCGAGCCGAAGCTATCACAGGCGAAGCTAAAGCAAAGGGTTAAGAAAAATTGGAACTTGTGGCGGCTTGTGCTGTCTGAACGTTTTGATTTTCAGACAGTTTTTGGTAAGCCCTATATGACGCCACGAGATGTGGATGAGGCAAACATTGCCTTGGATATGCAACTTGCGGCGGAAAAACGTGCAGCGAACAGGAAGCGGAAGGGATAACTATTCCGCTTCCTTTCTCTGCGCACAATCAAAGGGGTGATGATAATGGGAGTTGTGCGCGAAGACGTTGTGAGAATGGGATTCGACATCGACTTTGCCGAGCTCACCAGACTCACAAGCGCGCTGGATGATATCAGGACACTCCTGACAAGCGGCATCGGTGATGATGCATTCGACGAGATGATCCAAGAGGGCAGACAGGCCACTCGGAGCGTTGACGGCATCCGTGACAGCATTAACGGCATCCGACCTGATGGACTCGAAGATACCGTAGAGGGGCTGCGCGATACCGACCGGGAAGGCGAAGATGCCTATGCGGAGCTGCGCAGGATTGCCCGCACAAATTTTGACAGAACGGTCTCCGGTCTGAAAAGCATTGTCACGACGCTGGGCAAGGTTGGCGTTCAGGCGGGCAAGCTGCTTGCAAAGGGTATTGCCGTTGGCGTGGCCGGTGTTGGAGCGCTTGTTGCAAAGTCCATTACCAATTACGCAGACTATGAGCAGCTTGTGGGCGGTGTTGAAACGCTATTTGGTGATAGTGCTGGCGCCGTGCAGATGTACGCAGACAATGCGTTCAAAACGGCTGGATTGTCTGCAAACGAGTATATGGAGACTGTTACGTCATTTTCTGCAAGCTTGATCCAGTCCCTTGGTGGAAATACCGGAGCGGCTGCAGAATACGCGAACATGGCTATCACTGACATGTCGGACAATGCTAATAAAATGGGCACCGACATGAGCAGTATTCAGGATGCTTACCAAGGATTCGCGAAGCAGAACTACACCATGCTCGACAATCTGAAGCTCGGCTATGGCGGCACGCAAGAAGAAATGAAGCGCTTGCTCAAAGATGCTTCTGCAATTTCTGGCATTGAATACGATATTTCTTCCTATGCCGATGTGGTTGCGGCCATTCATACAATACAGGAAAGCATGGGCATCGCTGGAACTACCAGCAAAGAGGCAAGCGAAACCATTAGCGGCTCCTTCGCTTCCATGAAGGCCGCATGGAGCAATACCCTGACTAGCCTGATCCTCGGCGGTGACGATTTCGACCGATGCGTCGATAATTTGGTCGATTCCGCGAAAACATTCGGCAAGAATATCATGCCGGCGCTGATGAAGGCGCTCGAAGGTGTAGGCATGTTGATCGAGGAGTTGGCGCCAATTGTCGAAGCGGAATTGCCGAAGCTCATCGATACTTTGCTTCCGCCGCTGATTAAAGCAGCCACAGCACTTATTAAGGGTATCATTGTTGCACTGCCCGATATCATCAAGACGCTTGTTGACGAGCTTCCCGGCGTGCTTCAGCAGGTGTGGGAGGGTATTCGCGAGGCGTTCGGAGATGTGCCAGGCATCGACAAAGCAGAGGAATTCTTCGGGAAGCTCATTACCTTCCTGAAGGATAACGCTGACACGATCAAGAAGGTTGTTCCCGCGATCATTGGTCTTGTTGTAGCATTTAAGCTGTTCAACAAGATCAAGGGCCTCACTGGCCTATTTGGAGGATCAGGCGGTTCGGGCGGCTCTGGAGGAGGCTTTTTCAGCAGCTTGGCGAGCATGAAGCCGACCACTGTGCTGAAAGGCATCGGGAACCTTGCCATCATCATTGGCGGTCTTGGTATCCTTGCTGCTGCATTGATGTATGTTTCGCCGTATATGGCGCAGCTGTCTGACTGGAAATCCATTGTCGAAGTCCTGCTTGTCATTACTGCAGTCGGCCTCATTGGCACAGCATTGTCAAAGTTGGCTGGGCTTGTGGGCAACGTCCCGGTTTCGTCCGTTGCAAAGGGCGTTGCAAACATCGCCATTGCGCTCGTTGGTATGGGTGCTCTGACAGCTGTGCTCATGTGGCTTGCACCATATATTTCGCAGTTGTCCGACATGAAGACTACATTTGATATCCTCATTATGATTAGCGCTGTCGGAATTGTCGGCTCTGCGCTCGCTGCGTTGGCGGGTCTGATTGGTTTGATCCCGATTGAAGCCGTTCTTCTTGGCATTGCAAATATCGCTGTTGCGATTGTCGGATTCACAGCCATTGTTGCGGCTTATGGCGCGTTGGCGCTTATCCCCGGATTCAATGACTTTTTGAAAAGCGGCGGTGAAGTGCTCGCGACATTGTGCAACATTTTGGGCAATATGGTTGGGTCTATCATTGGCGGCATCGGTGAAGGAATAACAAATTCCTTGCCAAAAATCGGCGAAAATCTCTCAGCATTCGCCACTTCGTTGCAGCCCATGTTCGACATATTTGCCGGTGTTGATGCGGCTGGACTGAGTGATTTTGCTGGTGCTTTGGCTATGTTTATCGCCGTTATTGCTGGCGAAAAAATCGTTAGTGTCATTACAGGCGGCATTGACTACGCTGATCTTGGCAACAAACTTAGCGCAATGGCTACCAACCTGAGCGGATTCTTCTCTACTATCATGACCTTCCCCGAAGGTGGGTTTGAAAAGGCCACGGCGTTGTTCGATTGTCTTGCGGGTATCAGCAGCTTGCCAAAAGAAGGCGGTGTGGTTGGCTGGTTCCAAGGTGAGGTTGACTTCGCAACGATGGCTACTGGCTTGAATCTGCTTGCTGGCACGGTTAGCTTCTTCACGGCGATTCAGGCCATTCCAGAAGAAGCATTCACGAAGGCTGGGCAGTTATTCGATTGTCTTGCGGGTATAAAAGCGTTGCCAAAGGAAGGCGGCGTCGTTGGATGGTTTACAGGCGAGGTCAATTTCGCAAACATTGCATCAGGCATCCAGTCTCTTGCAAGCGAAGGAATGATTTCTGCTCTGACTACGCTGTCTGCATTGCCTGAAACAGCCTTTACGAGCCTGTCAACGATGTTTAATGCGCTTGCTGGAATTAAGGCTATGCCCAAGGAAGGCGGCATTGCAGGGTGGTTCTCAGGCGATAGCACAACGGCGCTCAATAACGTTGCGAGTCAGCTTCCCGGCGTTGCGTCTAACATTGCATCGTTCTTCACGAATCTTGGTGGCAGAACCGATTTCACACCGATCAAGACGCTTTTCGATACACTTGGAAACATCAAAATCAATTCCGATGCTGCTAATAAAGGATTCCTGAGTCTTGGTCAAAGTAAGCTCGAAGAAATGGGCACAGGCTTGTCGAATTTTGCTACGAATGCGTCCACATTCTTCACGAAGATCAATTCGCTTAATGCGGATAATATCACGAGCTTCTTCTCTGCGATTAGTACGGCTGGCGACTTGCCCGATACACTTTCGACGCTTGATAGCACTGTTGGAACTGCTCTCAGTAATCTTGTAACTACAACAGATACAAAACTGAAAGAGCTGAAAAGCAAATTCTCGACCAATCTAACAGAAATCATCGCGCTTATTAGTGCAGCATCAACAGGTATGTACACATCCGGCGCGTCGATGATGGACGGACTGAATAACGGCATCGAATCCAAGCGCGCAACGCTGATCGCGACAGTACAATCTATTGCACAGGCTGTACAGGATGCATTTGATGTTGAGCTTGACATCAATTCGCCATCGAAAGTCATGATTGACAAGGGCGAAGATACGGTCATGGGTCAGGTCATTGGTATGAGAAATCGGCTCCCTGATGTGAATGACGCATCAACAGATGTTGCTGAAGCAGCAGTGCCGAAATATACCCGTACATATAGCCCGGATACAGACAGCAGCACAATATACAACAACCGTAGTAGCAGCGAATACACGACCATTTCCCCGTCGTTTAACTTAAACATCAGCGGAACGCAGGATGACCGGGCGACAGCGCGGAAGGTCAAGAAGTGGATTAACGAAGCGATTCAGGAGACATTTGAGAGCTTTGATCGCGCGACACCCGAACCGAGGGAGGCATAATAATGGCAATCTTGAATGGCTTGTACATCCACGTGGTTGATGAGAGTGCGGAGCGGGAGGTCAATGCGACCTCCCACCCCGTTGAAGAAGGTGTACCTACTACGGACACGGTAAAAGCCAAAGAGCTGAAAATCTCACTCTCTGGCAAAATCGTAGACTATGACGGTATGAAAGCATCGCAAGTGCTTTCCAAGATCAAAGCATGGCAGGAAGCAGGAGCGCTTATCTTGTATCAAGGTCGTAACGTTGCTTCCTCCATGCAAATTCGGTCTTTCCAGACCGATCATCCGAATACTAATAATGGCGGCGCTGATTTTTCTATGACGCTGGCGCAGGTGCGCATCGCGAAAAGTGCGTATGTACCGAAAAAGGACAGCGACAAAGAAAAAGAAGAAGCCGCAAAGAAAAACGTAGCCATCAAGGTAGGCTCAATCGTTGTATTCAAGGGCGGCAGCGTGTATGTGTCCTCTGATGCGAAGAAGAAGGCAGCAACACGCAACCGCAGCACCTGCAAGGTCACGAAGATCAGCACGAAGTCTTGGTCAGTGCATCAATACCACCTGATTTCGACCGACGGCGGGAAGGTGTACGGCTGGGTTGATAAAGAGAACATCGAGGGCACTGAATCGACAAGCACTAGCGGAACAACAAATGCAGGTACGCAGCAGGTAACAAGCAGTAGTTCAAGTAACTCGACCAATACAAGCGGCAAAACCAGCAGCACCAGCAGCGATAAGAAATACCCTGTATATCACAAGGTTAAAAGTGGTGATATGGTGTACAAGCTGTGTTCGCAATACAATTATCTTTCACCCGCTCCGCGCATATCTACGGTTATGTCGAATAACCCGAATGCATTCACGAAGCCTGGTGTTGCATCTACCCTCAAAGTTGGAGCTTATCTGCTGATGGGCTATAAATCATAAAGGAGTTGCATTATATGGAAGTGCTTGAAATCAAAAAGGACTTGCTCCCATATGAATGCACTATCCAGCTTGCCGGTGAAGTATTCGGCCTCCGTTTCAACTACAATGCGACGGCAGACCTTTTCACGGTTGACCTCTATAAGGACGGTGAGCTTATATGTGCAGGTGAGCCGGTCGTGTACGAACAGCCTCTGTGGGGCGATGTATACAGAGCAGGTACTTTCCCTGCTCTGGAGATCATCCCGAAAGACCCCAGCGGAGAAAGTAATGCTGTCACCTATGACAACATGAGCAGAACTGTGCTGCTGATTATTGACAACGGCGAGGCAGGTGAATCATATGAATGACACACCATCGTCAATGGCCGTGACGCAGAGCCGTGAGCACAGGCTTGCATCTGCCCTCGTAAAAGCCATTGAGTCGTGGAAAACGCCATATGATATCCGACCAGAAGGCGTATTCGGCAGCGTGGCTACCGTGAGAAGCGGTCAGGTGACGATATCATCCGAAACGCTGGATTTGGAATATGTCGTCCCATTTGATGATGACATGGAGCCGAACGAGGCAGAAATCATCGTCTATAACTTGTCCGACAATACAATCAAGCAACTCAAAAAGGGTGCGAAAATCACTATTGAATCGGGCTACAAGGGAGACGTCGGGGTGCTTTTTGAGGGATATATCTCAAAGATCAAGACAGAGCATGACGAAGTGGAAAAGATAACGACCATATATGCGATGGACGACATCAAAGACCACACCATTGAAAGTATATCTTTCGCAGCTAACACCAAAGCGAGTTATATTCTTGAAACGCTAATCAGCAAGACCGGCATTCCTATTGCGGTTCTCAGCATCCGCAGAGATCACACATACAAGGATTCGCAGACTGTTGACGGCGATTTGATGGAGAACATCCGTAAATACGCAGAAGTCTGCGGCATTTCCGTATATGTGAGCAAGGGGAAAATCTACGCGAGGCACATCAAAGAAGGCGACAACCTGAATTTTAATGTGTGCGTTGAGACTGGCATGATTGGCTCACCAAGCTCTTATGAAGAAGAAATCACAGCCGAAGATTATACGGAAACGGTGAACGGTTATGAAGTGGAAATGTTACTACAACATCGTATGAGCGCCGGCGCTATTATCAAGCTGACAAGCAAAACGGCGAGTGGCACATACAGAGTATGCAGTGGCGAGCATCGCTTTTCCCCAGATGAAGCTGTCACCGTCATAAAAATGTACTGATGGAGGTGGAAAAGTATGGGGAATATGAGCTTCATCAACAAAGCCATCGAGCGGAAAATGATGGACTTACATTGCGGCTATATTGGCAAAGTGATCTCCACCGACGGGCTGACGGCCACGGTGCAACCCTTGGGGCAGATCAAAGGTAGCGGTGGCCCAGCAAAAACACAGGCTATTGTGTCTAATGTGCCGGTTGCTTGCAGGTACAAGTTTAAGCCACAACAGATAACAGATGGAAACGGCAGCATTGTAACTGTTGCCGTGCCGACAGAGATCACAAATGGTGACCTTGTTGCTTGCCTCTGCGCTGACAGGGACATCACTGAAGCGCGGCGCGGAAATAATGAACTGCCTCCTTCCGGTCGTCATAGTATTTCTGATAGCATCATCGTCGGCATTCTCTAATGGAAGGAGCGGTAAATCATGAAGGACCTTGCGCTGGATGAAAAAGGTGATGTTCTGATTGAGAACGGTGAGATAAATCTTGTCGTAGGAGACAGCCTTTTGCGGCAAAAGGTTATGACGATTCTGCGTACCAATCTAAAAGAATGGTTTTTTGATTGGGATCAGGGTGTTGATTTTGATAACCTGCTTGGCAAGGGCGTTGGCGATGAGTTGGCGCGATATGAAATCGAGCGAGGTCTTCATCAAGTGGACAACTCTTTCACCATTACCGAGTTTTCTTATACGCCGGACAAGTCGACACGAAAAGCGAAAGTTACTTTCAAGGCACAGATTGACAATGGCGAAGAAATAGGAGGTGATATTGCATGGGATTGACAGATAAAGGCTATCAGCGCCGAACATATGACGACATCCTGCAGGCTAAAATCCTACGGGCGAAGGAGCTGCTTGGCGAGGACATCGACACGAGCGCCCAATCCGTGCTTGGTAAATATCTCCGTATCAATGCCTACGATCAGGCTATTGCGGAGGAAGAAATCGAGCAAGTCTATTATGCCAGATTCCCGAATACAGCCTCAGGCCAAAGTCTCGACCGTTTGCTGATGTTCGCCGGTATCACCCGCAACCCTGCATCGGCTGCGGTCTATAGCGTCGAGGTGATTGGCACTGCGAGCTATATCATCCAGGCTGGCTTCCTCGTTGCGACGGACACCGAAATCACCTATTGGACGACGCAGGAATACACCATCGGCGCGGATGGCACCTGCACCGTTGAGGTGAGCTGCACAGAGGCGGGCACTATTGGCAATCTGAGCAGCGCTGCGGCCATCTGCAAGCCGGTAAACCCGGATGCAAATGTCACGACTGTGGCGGGCAAAGAATGTCTGAAAGCGGGCGTTGACATAGAAAGTGATGCTGATCTACGCATTAGATTTGCGGCTGCGGTTGAAGGGTCAGGTAGCTGCAATGAAAATGCCATCCGGGCTGCGATCCTACGCGTTCCAACAGTGCAATATGCTGCAGTAATCTCCAATGACACGGACGAAGAAGACAGTGAAGGTCGGCCACCGCACAGCTTTGAGTGCTATGTTTTGGGAGGCGATTACTACGAGCAGGAGATTGCAACTGCCATTTTTGAAAAGCGCCCGGTCGGGATCAAAACTGTTGGAGAAAAAGCTGTCACTATAACCGATGTGAGCGGTACGGATCGTGTAATCTATTATTCTCCAACGCCGCAAGTACAGATTACCGTCAAAGCAGAGATCAAAACAACAAACGCCTTCCCGGATAATGGTATTGCTTCAGTGCAGGAAAGCATCGCACAATATATCAATAGCCTTGGCATTGGCAACTCCCTTGTACTATCAACTATCTATGGACATATTTACAGCGTTGCGGGCGTTTCGGAAGTAACAACGCTACAGCTATCCACTGATGGTGGCAGCACTTACACAACCGAAAATGTAGCTGTCCCTAAGTACGGTGTAGCAGTATGTGCAAACGCCCATGTGGAGGTGGTTGCGTAATGATTACGCAATTTGACCGCAATAAGCCAGTCAAAAACCTTCCAGATGCATACTATAAGGCCGCGACATCCAATAACGCAAAACTCCTTGATATTGAGTATGATGCGGTAGGCGTTTTGCGGAATGAAGTCAATGCTATTTACGACAGTCTCGACATCTACAAAGCATATGGCAAGACGCTTGACATGTACGGCGAGATATTCGGTCAGCTCAGAGGAAAAGCCACGGATGAGCAGTATCGCATTCTAATCAAAAACAGGATTATTCGTAATTTCTGCAATGCTGATTATAACAGTCTGGTCAATGCAATATGTGCGACTTTTAATTGTGGTATAACAGATATTCAGCTCACGGAGCTAGATGATCCTTGCAAACTACGTCTTGAAAAACTTCCAATCACCAAACTCGTCGAAAGCAACATCGACATAAACACAGCCGTGCAGATTGTACAAGGTCTCATGCCTGCTGGCGTGCAGATGGAAGCAATTGATTTTACAGGCACGTTCGAATTTTCTGGCGGCATAGAACTTATCTACGATGAAGCAACCGGCTTTGCCGATGATAATCAAACAATCGGCGGCTATCTTGGCCTCATGGCGGGCAGCAACACAAGCCAAGATACAGGATGGCTTGACGGGTCCTATACTGCCGTATTGGGCAAAGCCGTCATCGGTCGAATGAGATTAGGCGAAAGTTGAAAAGGAGGAAATGTGAATGGACTTTGAAAACAAAACGCCTAACTGGAGTGCAACAGGAGTTGAACCGCCTGCATCCATGAAGGCACGAGGATTTGAGGCTGGTTACAAGCCGCCCGCATCCTATTTCAACTGGTTCTGGACGCTTGTTAGCAAATGCATCGCAGAACTGCAAGAAAAAATGAAGCAGGTACGCGAGGTTACGGAAGGCGGAACGGGAAAGACCTCTGTCACCACCGGTAGCTATCTTGTCGGTAATGGCACCGGTACAATGCTTGAAAAAACACCTGCAGAAGTGCGCGACCATATTGGCGCCGCAAACAAAAATGAAGCCATCCCGATTGTGGCCGCAACCTCTACTGACGGCGTTGCATATACCGCGACCGTTGATGGTATGACAGAGCTAAAAAACGGAATGCTGCTAACGATTGTCCCGAACATGACCAGCACTTCCGCATCTATCACTTTGAATGTCAATGGACTTGGCGCGAAGATGATCCGGCTCCCGCTCAGCTTCAACAACGTAGCTATGTCTATGCCGAAATTGGATACATACTATACTGAAAATCGGCCCATTACAGTGCAGTATGATGCGTATTATCTGGCCGGCGATGGAATCTGGAAAACTGTCGGCAAGCAAAAAACTTCCGCGCAAGACCTGTATGGCTCAGTACCTGTTGAGAGTGGTGGTACCGGTGCAGAAACCGCTGCTGGCGCACGGTCGAATATTGGAGCGATGGCAAGCAAGATCGATGGTATAACGGAACCGATGCTCATTATCACCGATGCGGAAGGCAACATCATCGCAAGCCGGACTTTCAGCGGAGACCTGACTATCAATGGCACCGTAACGGCGACTAAGATCGTCGGCGCGGTGTATATGTGATAGGAGGCGCTGCTTATGGCACAGCTCAAAGTTGCCATTGATGATTTCAACCTCAATGCATCTTGGTCATGCTATTTCAGGTGGAATTCTAGCGCTGACTGGTACAGCGTATGGCAATCGAATGCGGAAGCTACAAAGCAGGTAACATTTCGATATACTCTACCTGAAAACTCCATCATCACTGGTGCGAAAGTCCATAGTGTTTGGGGTCTATCGCTTTTTGGAATTCAGCAAAAGACCATAAACGGAATTGAACCTGATGCTGATGGTTTCGTCGCTATTGACGTTTCTGGCGCTACTGATACGGCACTCACTGTCGATTTTTTGTTTGTTGCAAGCAAAGACAATTTGCAAGATACGCATGATTCCGAAATTGAATCTATAGCAAACGGTGGCGACTATGACAAAACATATACGCTTGACACCCATACCTCCTCCGCAAAAGTGTCAGATGTATACCTTGTACTTGAGTATGAGAGTGCTTACACCCCGCCAGAGCTGATCGACTACACTGACCCCAACCCGGTAGCTGGCGAAACGTATGTCAAGGCCGTGCACATGACGGAACTGCACACCAACGTCAATTTGCTGCGCGTTGCGAAGAATCTGGGCGAATATTCCTTCACGGATATCGTCCAGAAGGAATCGTTGCTGAGTGGGTGGAATGCACATACAGCGGAAATCCGTGCTGCTTTGGATGAAGTGAGCACAGAACACGAGGAATGGCTTGCACTCGGTGATAACTGCCCGCGTCTTGATGTGCTGCTGCAACTGCGCCGCGTGGTGAGCGCACTGTGCTGAACAGGAGGCGAGAAACATGAATGAAAACCGCTGCATCTGTTGCGGCGAAATCATCCCGGAAGGGCGACAAGTATGCCTTCGGTGCGAGTGCCTGCCTCTAATCAATAAACCGAAAACAGAAAAAGAAAGCGAGAGGAAAATAATCATGAAAAATGCAATCTGTACCGGTGTTGGCGTTGTCGGTAGCTTCATCGCATCCATGTTCGGCGGCTGGACTGCGTCCCTGACCACGCTGCTGATCTGCATGGGCATTGACTACATCACTGGTCTTGTAGTCGCCGGTGTTTTCCACAATTCACCTAAAACGGAGACCGGCGCACTTGAAAGCAAGGCAGGACTAAAAGGTCTAATTCGCAAGGCGATGGTTCTTCTTTTCGTTCTGATCGGCTACCGGCTGGATGTGGCAATTGGCGTAACTTACATCAAGGATGCGGTCTGCATCGCTTTCATTGCGAATGAGGTGTTATCCATTGTGGAAAACGCTGGCTTGATGGGTCTGCCGATTCCCACTGTCATTACCAACGCCATTGACATCCTGAAAAAGAAAAGTAATGGCAATGAACAAACAGAATAATGGAAGGAGCGGCTTTTGCTGCTCCTTTTTTATATTTCAATAGGAGGAATGAAGTATGACAAAAACGGGCGCAGGGTTGGCGGCGTGGTCTGAAAACATCATCACCGCTAATACGCATGTATATTGGTATGGCACATACTGCAACCCATGCACAGAATCAAGGCTAGCCGGAAAAACAAAGCAATATCCGTCTCACTACAAGGCAAGCAGACAGGCAACATATAAAAAACATATCCTGCAGGGCAAAACCTGCACAGACTGTATCGGCCTTATCAAAGGATATTACTGGGAGGATAATGGCGAAATTAAGTATAAGCGCAATAGCCTTCCTGACACCAGTGCGAGCGGCATGTATAGAGCCGCGAAGATCAAGGACAAAATCACGTCTATACCAGAAATCCCAGGTCTTCTGGTATGGACGAAGGACAAAGGGCACGTTGGCATATATGTGGGCGGCGGATACATCGTGGAAGCGCGTGGTTTCTCATATGGGGTGCAACGGAATAAGTTGTCCGCACGTAGCTTCGCCTATTGGGGCATGTGCCCTTACATCAAATACACGACGGAGGAAATTGCTAAAGCAGAGGCAGCTATAAATGAAACAAAAACGCCTGCACAAGAATCTGCTAATAATGGAGGGAATACAGTTATGATTGAGCTTTCTGTGCTGAAAAATGGTAGCAAAGGGGCGCAGGTGAAGACGCTGCAGCGTCTCTTGAAAGCGCTGGGCTATGATTGTGGTACCATAGATGGTATCTTCGGTGCGAACACGCTGACAGCCGTTAAGTCCTTCCAAAAGACTAATGACCTGACAGTTGATGGCATCATCGGCAAGAATACATGGGATGCACTGCTGAAATAAAAAGAGGGGCTTTTAGCCCCTCTTTTTATTTTTTGCTTCGACGACTACCGAGTGGGATTGTCAAAGCATCTTCCACAGTCCAACCGCTACGATTAACGCGGTCATAGAGTGTCGGCCAAGGCATTTCGAGCTCTTCAGCCCATGCTCTAATGCTCTGAGTTTTACCCTCAAAAGTTAGATCATGAATCTTGAGATTAGGCTTCTTTTTCTTAGTTCCGCTCTCAATAACAGGCTTTTCCTCATCATTAGCCTTAGTATTTGTCTGCTCAAGTTCATGAGTTTCGTTCTCAGAAGAAGCGGAAATATTGACTTCAATTTCAGTCTCAACCTCGGTCATTTCCTCGACCTCAGCCTTAATATTCCTCTTGAGAATCGATCTCAGAGAGAGCGGAAATCAGAGCTGCTTTGCCCAGATTCCACCAGTTCTTAACACCATGCTGCTTACCGAGTTCCTTGAGCTGCTTAGAGGTCATTTCGTTGAGATTCATCATGGTAGTTTCCTCCTTATTATTTGAAGCCCTCGTAACCTCCGGGGCGGGTGTCGATGTGACGGCGTATCGGTCAGTCGTGTGTTATCAGCGGATTTCCGCGACCTTTTCCCAGCCGTTAATGGCGGCGGTCGTGTTCAGGGCGGCCAGGGGCAGGCGGATGATTTCGGTGTGGTCGGCGAATTCCTTAGCCATGTAGCGGTAGGTGCGGGTATCAACGATGCGTTCGGTGAGGGTCTTCTGGATAATCTGCTGATTCTTCATGGTGTTACTTCCTTTCTGTCCGATTGAGTTATCTCATTTATTGATCTTGTGCCTAAGTTCTGTAATCTCGGCTCTCAGTTCTGCGATTTCTTGGTCAATCTCTTGAGTGTCTCTATCTTTCATTTCGCGCCAAGCTCGTACTTGGTACAGAGCGTCAAGATATTCCACGGCAGCTTTGAGTTCCCCGGTCAGCACATCGATCATGGTGGTGTTC